TTACCCTACAACGACCGGAAATCTTCGGGCAATATACTCCCGCACCCAGGATCCTCGGTCATCATGGGCCGGATCCTCGCAAGCGCAGGTCCGCTCATGCCAGACACCGCGCACCTCCATAGGAGCGATCCGAGATTTCCCGTAGTATTCTTCTTCGGCCTTCTGCTGGCGTTCGGCCATGCGCCTGTCCAGGTCCGCAAAGTGCTCGCTGAAGTCGTAATCGTCTTCATCCGGAGGCTCCCAGGATTGGTAGCTGTGATTGCAGTTCGGGTGGACCGGCGTGCAGATCCACCAATCTGAATAGTGCCGGTTGGCGTTCGTCTTGCCCGGCCAGACCGCATACTCTGCGTATGGGTCATTCTGCATCAGGTCGCCGCCAGCGTAGAATTCCGACCGTGCAAACTCCGCGTAGCTGGCAAAGACCCGCAGGATCGGCTGGGAGGCTTCCCACTCTCGGCAATACTCGCACATCTTTGGAACGAGGCCTGCTTTCTGGATCTGGTAGGGCAGAGAGGTTTTCTGTTTGCTTTCCCTGAATCCTGCCGTATTATTTTCGATACCGACCAAATGGGGGCCTGGGGAATTGCGATGGATAGTGCCGGGGGTCGGTGGTAGATCCGCGCTCTCTGAACCAGGCTTATCCTTTTCTACTGACGCTGGACTGGCTTCATAGATCACTCGGGGTAGTGATGATTTCTGTTGACGCTTCGTTGGAACAGAGTTATCCTCTCCCTGTCCGCCCAAATTGGATTTGCCCGGACTCCCAGAGTGATGTATGGTAGGGGGCGGTCCCTTCTCGCTGGGCTGTAGTCCGGGCCTATCCTGTTTCCCAACCTGGTGCGTATAATAGTACAGGACCTTCTCTTTGCCTTCCAGCGTATCCTTGATTGTAAAAACAGTCTCCCATTCTTCTCCATCGATCGTGACAGGGCTTGCAAGTTTATGGACGGCGAGAATCTGGCGACGGTCTTTGCTGTCTGGTTCTGAGCCAACGAGTCTGGCCGTATGCACCAGGGCGCCAAGTAATGGGATGACAGCGATGTCCTGGGAGGTTCGGATTCCGGATACTCCCTTCTTGCCTTTCGACCGGGTAAAGACAACATCCCTGCCGAGGCTGATGTTTGGTACTGAAAGGCCGACAAGAGACTGCATTTGCCTCTTTGCAAATTCTCGCCTTTGTTCTTTGTTCTTCGGGATATTCACAGTTGAGGTTTGGATTTCGCCTGATTCGGGGTTGTACTCTTTGAGCTCCGAAAGGTACTTCGGTTTTCCCGACGGCCAGTAACCGACCACAATTCCGCCCCGCGATCCGGGTCCGCTTTCTTCGGACTTGGTGATATCAAAGATAACCCGCGATACTCCCGGATTTGCGGCTGTCGATTCACGTGAATCTAACATACTTCCCGCCCTCATGGACTTGCTGCAGTAGTAGGCCGTTGTTGAATGATATTGCCGCCTCGGTAACAGCAACGCGGACCATGTCACGGTTCAAGTGCTTCAGCATGAGCTCCTGGAATCCCTTCTCATCGATGGATCCGTCAGGATTGATATACCGTCCGGACTGTGCTTCTGTGCTGGCGTAGATCAGTTCCTGACGGATCTCATCCAGGGACAGATCATTGTCTATGGCCATCTGCACGATGTCGCGCACCATGTCCCTGGTAACCTCGTAGCTGCGGCCTGCCCTCTGGCCGTTTTCGTCGTAGATGGCAAGCCAGCGGGCTCCTTCGGACTCATTGAAGATGGATGCGTAGATTGAGGATTTCCGGACGCCGGTCTTTTCCAGGAAGTCGTCCAGGTTCCCCAGACCTTCGTATCCTTCGGATTGCATCTCCGAGTCCAGATCCTGGAGGCTCAGTTCCTTCAGTCGGTTCAGGTCGAATCCCTTGCGCTGGAAGTGCTGGGCGATCATTCCGAGCACGGTGCCCTTGTAGTTCTCGCCCCGGTATACTTCGTTGTAGTTCACCCGGAGCCAGTCGAAGGCCTCCGATTCGTATTCATTGAGGGAGTCTTCATCCAGCTCTGTGCCAACCTGGATCGATGGGGCAGGGAATGGATTCCGCTCCATGAGGCGCCCCAGGAAGCCGTTGGCCCGCTTCCAGACATCGCCGAGCATGGATTTGTTGATCTGTATCCGTGATACGGTCCCGCCCACAAGGGTCGCCTGCATCCAGGCGTAGTACTCCAGCCAGGCGTATTGCCATTCCCGGAGAAACCTGAAAGGCAGGAACGGACCCTCGAACTGTTCGCGCTTCTCTGCCAACGCCTCAGTTGCGCAGTTCGGCCTCGATTGCTCTCACAGCCAGATTCAATGCCGTGGCGGGCGGCAATTTCTGGGTGGCATAGGACTGGATCTTACTCCAGAGCCGCTGCTGAATGAAATCGTCCAGGCTGGAAATGTGGTCTGCCAGGACGCTCGCATAGCTGGCCGCTTGCTCGGATTCCTTCTCAGGCTCGGGCTCTGGATCCGGCGGCACTCCTTCAGTGCTTTCGGTTTCCTGTTCGGTATCCTCAGCAGGGAGTTCCGGATTCCCTGGCTCCGATTGCTGAATGTCTTCGGCTTGTGTTTTGTTTTCCATGGCCGGAGCATACAGAGTTTCGCTTTATCGGGCAGCTCATCTATGCGAACTGGATAGGCATTGCAATCAAGAGCCAAATGTAGCCTATGAGTACGAAAGCAGATTTAAGCCAGAAAAGAAAATGAGAGGGAAACTCCACCCAGAAGTCCCGGCGATTTCTGCCCTCTGGGGTCTGGCGGTAATGCCAGAATATCAACTTTCTGAAGTTCGCCACCCCATGGAGACTTCGCCAGCCCCAGATGCCAGCGGATATCATGTAGTGCAAAAAGTCGGCTGCCAAGGATAAGACCATCAAATACAGGGGCCATGCAAGACTGGAAGGAAGCTTGTAATTGGTCCCCTCGCTCGATGGCTCAAGTGAGAAAAGCCAGACCACAGCAATTCCTCCCAGCGCTAATTGCCTCACTAGTCCACTGGCCTTTCCCGTATAGAAAGCGTAGTTCTCATGGGCGGTCTTGACTGCTTCGTCACTCCACCTCTTCGCTTCTTCCCAGTTACCTTTCTTCAACGCTTCTTTGCACCGCCGCCAAATCGAGGGCGGTCACTTCTTTTCTTGGTGGCTTTCTTCTTACTGGTCTTCTTTTTGGCTGATTTTTTTGAGGTCTTTTTCTTTGCTGCGACTTTCTTCTTCGTGGTTCTTTTGGCGGCCTTTTTTGGCATTACTAAACCCTCCCTTTCCCACTTGGATATCGATGATACCTTCTATTGCAACGGTTTATTTGTTTCGGCTGCCTCCGGTCATTTGGTCCATTGTTAGCCTCTGCCCCTGGATACCGCTTCTCCTGGCCCTTGTGGAGTTTTCTCTTTGATGGGCAGGGGTCTCCGGAGGAACCGGTTGACAACGCTTCCTGTTGCCCTTCAGAATTACTGATGCGAGCTTTCCTTCCTATTTATTTGGCAGTATTTCTTTCTGTTCCGATCCAGGCAGAAGCTCCTCGCTTCTTTGAATTCGAAATCGGAATATCTTATGATGAACTGATGAGTCGTCTCAGCTCCAAATACCCTGGCATGGTGGGCCATTGGCCAGAGTCCTTCTCTGAATTGAACGATACTCGCCGAGAAAACCTAACCAGTCACCTTGGGATCTTTTTTGATGAAGCAGAGAATTGGACCTACAGCTCCGGTACCGGGCCTCATGTTTACTTTACCAAATGGGGTACTGTTCGAGAGATCCGTTTCCAATGGAAGGGTCCCCCTGCAGCATTAGCAAAGAAGCTGAAGGCGAAGTATGGTGATCCTGGGCCAGGGAGTACTTGTCGATGGAAACCTGATCAGGGGCGGTATTCGATTGAGATGTATCCATGCAAAGCCAGTAATGAGGAAGCCATTATCCAGCTTAGAATGAAGGAGAACAACCCGGAGCCACCGGCCGGGTATATTGAGAAACAGAAGAGAGTGGAGGCAGAAAGCAAGGAAGAGCTGGACGGTGCTTTCTAGCTTTTGTCGAAGGCCCATGCGGATGGCACACCGGTAGTTGAGGCCGCTGATGCTGAATCAGGAATCTCTATCGGATTCTGGGATCATTCGGCCCATCGTAGCCCAGCTTTCGCAACAGGCTATCATACTGCCTGCTCTGAATGGTGTTCTTTCGTCTTTCTTGCACCTGCCTTGCGGTGTTCTGGTTAGGCTGCTCTTTGGGCTTTGATGCGCGGATTCCCGGCATCTCCCGAATGAGCCGGACTCCCATCTCCAGGGCATCCGGCCCGTCCTTGTGTCGGTAGGGGAATTCGTTTAGCTGCTGAAAGAGCATCTCGGAGTCATCCCGAAGCAATAGAAGGCCGGAGGCTACCAACGGCTGCAGTGCGCCCATGATCCTGGCTTCCTTGTCGGAGGTGTTGGACAGCTCCACAATCGGAATAGTGATCTTGTTGGCACTGGTCTTATTGAACTCAGATACCAATCGCCGGAAGTTCAGGAGGAAGTATTCCTGGTTGGCGTTGCTTTCGATGCCGCAGATATTCCAGGGAAGCGTCTGGAGTGCCAGCATTAGATCCCGTTCAATGGCATCCGGTCGCCGCCTCTGGATGTCTGAGTAGACCTCGTAAAACTTCCCATCCGGACCGAGACCCACGCCTATGATGGCGCTGTAGTCTGATTTCTCGGATTTGCCGAGAGAAAGGTCCACGGCCAGCGCAAGCGTCCAGTCGGTCCAGCTCGGGGCAGGTGGAAAGCGGTACCTCTGGATTAGCCCTTTGAATCGCTGGTCGACTTCTGCCAGTGGTTCGTTCTGCCGTTCCTGGGCAAATCCGATCGGATCCTGCGCCCGTTCCTCCTGGAGTGCCTTCAATGGCCAGGTTTGCGGCCAGGTAGAGAATTCGTTTCCGTCTTCGTCCACCTCGATGGCCTTGAGCTTCTTCCGGTCCCAATGCCCGTACTTCTGGTTATCCGTGAATATCTGCTCACCGACGCAATTCGGGGCGATGGTGGTGTAAGCCACGATCACATCCAGGCCCCAGGCTCCACCCAGGCGCAGGGCCGCGCGGTCCAGCCACCGCATCTTGCGGACCATGGTCGATTCGCTGGCCACGTCCTTCTCTTCATCCGGATCATCGATAAGCAATGCATCCGGCCTGGACTCTTTGCGCCGTTTACCACGGATACTGTTCAGGAATCCCTTCGCCAGGATCCGGGCTCCGCCCTGGAATACGATGTCCCCGTCCTTCCAGGAAACGGTCTGTCCCTTCTGGTCCTTCTTCGGTCGCAGCTCCGGGTAATGCTCTAGGAGCACCGCATTGTCCTCGCATTCGTCGATGATCGCCTGCAGGAATCCTTTTGCAGATTCGAGGCTGCTGGAGATTATGATGGGGAAATTCCAGGTCCGCGTGAGAATGAGCCAGAGGGTGCCGCACAGAGTCAGAACCGTCGATTTCCCAAAACCACGGGAGAGGGCTCGGGTCATCTTCACCGGATCCCGTTGTCGGCCCCGTAGTGCCTGGATGTCTTCGATCAACGCTTTCTGCTGGGGGCCGAACGGGCTTCCAAAGTAGTGCCCGAAGTAATGGCGGAGAAAGAAGTGAAACTGCCCCCGCTTTCCCGTGGCCCGGCGCCTGCATAGGGATTTCTCCCTGTTCGCCGATTCGGCGACCTGTCCCGCATATTCCTGTTCCACTCTCCGGAATGCCAACTCCAGAACCTGCGGGGGGAAGCGATTCAGCCCGGAAGATCCCAGCTCTGAGAGGATCCTCTGTCTAATTGACTGATTCGATGCCATGCTTGGATAGGATGTTGGCCATGATTCCAGCGGCCTCCTGGATGGCTTTTTCTCTGTCCGCCTGTTCGTCCGTCACGTAGAGCAGGCCGGTGCGCTCCAGGTAGCGGAGGGCAATGGCATTATCCTGGGGGCTCTGTCGTTCAAAGGATTTCCGGAGTGCGGCCCTGGCCATCCGTGCAGTGATCCTCGCCTCGGCGAGGAGGTCCCCATCCTCTTCATCCAGAAGGAACTTCACAGCTTCGATGAAAGCGGTTTTCTTCCTCCAGCGGTAGAGGGTCTTCCTGTCTATCTGCAGGGACTTGGCGATCTTCTTGAAATTGATCCCAGAGGCAACGAGCTCCGCTGCTTTGGCTTCCGTTTCCTTTAGTCCGGGAAAGCTAAAAGGCTCGGCTTTCTTCGCCGTTTTCTGCTCTTTCTTGGTTGCCCGCTTTGGCTTGCTTGTTGCACTCTTGGCGGCTGTCTTAGCTCCCTTTCTTTCCTTTGCCGACGAGGCATCCGGTGGGGCATTTGGGGCACTCTTGCGGTCCCTGTTAATCTGATTCCGTACAGACTTCTCTTCCGTTCTCTTGGCCATGACTACTGCAAGGATTATCCAAATCCCGGTTATCGGACAGTGAGGAACCAGAGAGAAGCAATCCTGGCAGGGATAGCAGCCTACCTCTTCTACTGAGGGGAGCGAGCCTGATCTTCTTGGTGAGTGCGGCTTGCCTTTGGTTGGACGAAAAGTTCGCTCGGGATAAAGAACGGACTATCTTTGGCCAGTTCCGTTTGAACTGCAATGTCTCTTGCTTGGTCAGGATGCGTGTTTCTCAGCAATTCTCTTACGATCGAGGCCTTCGGCCCTGGAGTGAGATCTTGAATTACTACCCTTTCCAGTTCTTGCATTGAGGTAAGAATTTCTCCATCGATTTGCCGGTTGAAGGAGGGGAAGGAGTATCCTATTACAACAAGAATCTCGGTGTCGCCAAATCGTTGCAGGTCGAGAGCCTCTGGGCGACTCCATGCGAAACGGATTCTCGATTGTCCTGATCTCCCGTTGGCCAAGAGGCTTTCCATCAGATTTGAAACCGCATCAACATGACCTCCCCCTTCAGATATTATTTGAAAGGCTGCTGGTTCTCGCTGCAGCGAGAGTAAGTGCCCCGAAGAGCCGTTGATCTTATGATAAACGGGAAAATCAGGAATCCCGGGTCCCGGTGGGATCGGGTTTGGAATGCCCGCCTGAGAGCAGAAAAGGCTCTTTCCGGCGGCGGGCCCGAGGATCTCGCCAATCGCCATCTCAAGTTGAATATCATAATTCCAGGAGAGAATCTTGACTTCCTGAGGGAACCATACCTTGCCGGTCCTGGAGTCTCTGGTAGCAAGTGCTGAAATCCATTGGTAGTATCTCAGATCAACTCGGTTATGTGCTTGGGCAAGGCTGAGGGCGAAATCCAGCGTTCCACTTAGATCAACCAGAGGGGCTTCCAACCCTCTGAGACTCAGGTATTTTGCATAGGTATCCGGGGTCCCAAATTCGATAGAAAGGCGCGCAGTCTCCTCAATGTCTCGTAGAAGTTTCTGGCTGACTTGCTCCAATGTGTCTCGTGAGGCTGATTTTTCGATCAACTGCCTGATTGCCGGAAACTCTCCATGAGCTTCGCGCCCATCTTCAACTTCACTGTATTTGGCTAAGTAGGATCTGGGAGCGTCCTTCGGAGCTGCGAGGTGCCTCAAGAATTGTGCTAGCCCATTCACCGTTGGCACGGCCCCCGCGCTGGCACCGGCGCCCAGAAGATAGGTGATTTTTTTTCCCATGGATTTTTCGTCCCCCTAACAGGTGTCCCCTGGAATGAACTGTCAGAGTCGCTCGATTGTAACGGAAACGCAACCATTCTGTGGGCGTGCATTTCCTCGGTAAAGATGAAGTTCGGAAATCTGAGAGTCATCCGAGTAGAGAACATCATTCCCCAGGGCGTCCAGTAGCGCCTTCAGGGAATTGTCTATGTCTCTCTTGCGCCGGTCCGGTGGGAACAGAATGGCAATGACCCTCAGAGGATCTGGATCCTTGAAGACGTGGCCCCTGGTCTTGGATAAGACGGAATACCGGACCGCTTCTTTATAGCTCCGGCCCCTTGCAGAGAGGACCATTTTCCCACGGTATTTTCTCCAGTAGGTATTGACCGTGGGCGGGTAGGGAAGGTCCAGTGATATGCGTTTCCGCTTCGCCATTCAGCGAGCCTCCAGAGCTTCACATCTCCGCTCAAGATATTCGATATAGATGGCGGCAGAAGTCGCCCAATCCTCCAGCTCATCTCTCGTTGGCTCTGCCGGGTACCGCTGGGCGTACAGTGTTTCCAATGGGCCGGGATTTCCTGGAATAAAGCCGTGAATCTTATACCACCCAACTGGCAGGCCGAAAATGAAGTCCCCCGATAATTTCTCAATGCGACTCTCTTTACGATTAAACCGGGCCACGTTAAACGAGGTTTGAGACTTTCCGGAATTCAGCTCTTCTCCTCCAATGACAGACTCTACAATAAAAGGCGTGCCGTTCCGAGGAACTGACTTGATGAGAAATCGTTCCGATTCTCTCGGCTGAAGCTCCGGGTCAAAGCCTGCTTCTGTCAAAGCCAGATCTATTGTCGCGGCCATCTACGGTTCCTCCGGAATGGGAATGTCATGTGCAATGAGTAAATTCTCAAGCTGGGCGATGCGTTTTCCCTGCTTTAGGCTACCGGGAAGGTCGGGGCGTTCATCTTCCTCCGGCATTTTCCCGCATCGTGGACAATAATTGCCTATCAGAGAAGGCTCCTTGGCAGGCATGCCACTGCCTCCTTGTGGTGGGTTTGACATGTTCCCTGAGCCTTTTGGTTGATATCCATCGCTACCCATCATTCCCATCCTTCCAGAATGCAGCGAATGCCAATAATTACCAGAGTCGTTATGCCGCCGCCAATGGCCCCTCCCAGGGCCGCGTATGCTATTGTCTCCCAGATCATTTCAAGTATCCTCCCTGCGTTGCGTTATCGTAATTCCCGGACTTCTTCGCGGTAATCCTGAACCTGTTGTAGAATTGAGTTCGCAGCTTCATACATTCCGGCTTCCACCTCCGCCAGGTAGGATTGCGAGATCCCGAGAGCGTGGGCAAGACCGGACTGGGTAAGCCCGAGCTGCTTGCGGATGGTTCGGATCTCCAGGCCGGTTGCGCTGTAACGTGAGTCCCGCTCCCAGTACCGTGAGCGCGCTTTCTTTAAGCTGTCAGAGAGGACTGCCTGCATCTTATCCGGACCGGAATTGATCTGCTGGCTGTGCAGGGATACCTGGCAGATGTAGAGTCCGTCTCCGGCGTCGATCAGGTTCACCTTTGCCTTGCGGTATTTTGAGCGCCATTCCTGGGCGACCATTTCCTGCGTGACCTTTTCGCTCGTTTCGCCACGGATGTAAGATAGATCCTTGAGGACGGTGTTCTCGGAGATCCCGATTTCCGGTGCAATCTCTCTCACTCTCTTTCGGGTTATTCGGGCCTCCAGGTCCCAGAACTCCGGCGCGATTCTCTCATAGATGCGGTTGCGGATCCTGCGAGTAACCGACTGCCGACCGGTATTGGATCGAATGAGTTTTCCTATGCTGCCTTTCAGCGGGATGTCTCGGATCTTTCCCGGGATCGCGGTCCACCCGAGAAGTTTGCAGGCCTTGACCCGTTTGTGTCCGGAGATAATATATCCTTCACGGTTTACGAGAATCGGCTCTTCCAGGCCATCCCGGGCAATGGAAGCGGCCAGGTTCTTGATGAATTGTGAACTGGCCTTGAATATGTAATTGTCTGGATGCTCTTTGAGATCGGCGATATCCAGATCCACGACCTTCTCGGTATGGTGGCTCTTCAATGTGTTCTGCCTCCCATACCCGGTATTCTTCTGATTTTTTCGTTTATCGGGCAATGTCTCGACTGGCAATGTTCTTCACTCCTTCCTAAATCTCAAATTCCTTGCCGCAGTTCCAGCACCGGTAGGTATAGAAGTGCGCAGGCCATCCGGTGCCACCTTTATGGACCGAGTAATCATGGAAGTCTCTCTTGCCGGTTGACGCTTCGCAAATCTCGGGAACTCGGGCGATACCCAGGTATAATCGAACCCACTTAAATGCTTTATTCATCACTGCTTTGCCCGCATCCAGGATCCGCTTTCTTATGCCGGTGTTCTCTTCCGGAAAATAAGGAGGGACCCCATATAGCCTGGCGTAACCATTGAGACGTTGTCGTTCTTGTCTCCACCGAAGGACCCTCCCGGACAAGGCTGCAATGGTATAGAGCGCAGATGCGGATAGTAAGCCGAGGGCGAACAAGAGCTGGTCAACTGGCATTGACTGCCTCCGCGTCTTCCCTGGGTGAGAGTCCGAGGTCTACCTTTGCCCGGCGCAACATATCGCCCAGGTCTTTCGCCCGGGGATCGCGCTTGTTGTCTATGTCCGCGCAGGCATCCGCGTGACCCCAGCCAACTCCGTAAATGACCGCTTTGGCTATCTGCTGTTCCAGCCTATCCAGGCACTCCGTCGTCGGGTAGATTCCTTCCGGCGAAGGCGCATCGAGCATTTCACTGACGATCCTTGAAAGGTCTCTTCTCCAATCCGTTACACTTAACGTTTCTTCATTCATTTCTTTTCACCATCCTTTCATTACTAAAGGCTCCAGCATGGCCGCCTCTCTATCGAGGCCATGATCGAGAAGCCAGAGCCACTTATCTCGAACCGTAATCTGCTTATCATAACATTGCGGGTTTCCTGGCCATGAGTGCCAGAACCGGTGGAGCGTTGTTATCCATTCGGGATCGTAGGCGCAGTAGTCCCGATGCGGAAATCTCCGGGGCAGTAGATGTGCTGAATCACAGGGCTTCCCTCCGGTCTTCCTGCAGCGGCCCCCGTTCATCTTCTTTCGTTTCCGCATGGCCCATTCGATCTTCACGGAGAGCTTTGCGAACTCCGGGAAGTCCGGGTAAATCTCGGCAAGGCGCTGGGAGTGCGTCAGGAGCATACCGGCACCTCCATGCGCTCCATTAGAGTCTTGATTACTTCGGCAGCGAGGGGAGGGACTATCGCATTCCCGTAGGCGCGCAATCGTCCCATTCTTGCGGGTATCCCATGAGCCATCGGGCTAAGCCCGGATTGTATTGGCCTCGGCCTACCAATGGGGAAGGGGATGCGGTCAAATCCGTCCCAGGGGCCAGACCCGCTATCGCAGCCTGTCGTGGGAGCTGGTCGAGGCGGACTCGGGGGGATCCGTCCGGGTTGACTCCGGCAATGCTCTGCCCCGGGGAGTCTTTCCAGTCCCGTGCTGCCGGTGTTCCCCAGCCACCCAACGAACCAGAGTCGCTGTCGGATGTGCGGTGCGCCGACGCTACAAGCTGGTAGTACTTCCGCCCCCGTGGAGTAACCTTCGTCTTCCAGTGCATCGAGTAGATCATCGAGCCAGGAGTCCCGGTCGACTGCAGCGGCAACCTGTTCACCAAAGATGACAGAAGGCCGGAGGGCTCTGACCAAACGGATCCATTCCGGGGCAAGGTGTCTTTCGTCTCTGATTCCCGCTTGCCTTCCTGCATGAGAGAATGGCTGGCATGGTGGTGATCCTGTAAAGACGGGCCGATCATCCGGCCATCCTGCCTGGCGGAGGGCGATGCTCCAGCCTCCGATTCCCGCAAAGAAGTGATACTGTCGATACCCGGTAAGGTCGTCTGCTCTGACATCCGCTATGCTCCTGGTGTCCACGTCGCCATCGGCTATGAGTCCTTCCTCTATGAGATTCCGGAGCCATTGTGCGGCGAAAGGGTCTATTTCATTGTAGTATGCCGTCATTGTTATCTCGCGTGAACGAAATCGGGGAAAAGATCCTGCTGGCCGAGGGCCTTCTGGCAGGCCGGGTTCAGCCAGAGGCACTCGATTCTCTCATTCCGCTTGTTGTCTCTGGTTCGCTTTTCGACTCGCTTCCACCCAGCTCGCTCAAAAGTGATTTCGTAGAGCTTCGATGGATAGCCGCAGAGGACGATCATAGAGGGGCTTTTTCGGAGCCTGAGAAATAGAATGAAGTGCTCCCAGATGCTCATCATTTCATGCTGGTAGGCTCTTCCGGCTTTGCGGCAGATTCCCAAATAGGGAGGGTCGATGAATAAGAGAGTCTCGGGGCTGGAACACTCCTTGAGGAGCTTGCCATAATCCTTGCTCTCGATTACAACTCCCCGAAATCGCATTGCAGCCCGGTACAAGGGCCGAAGGTCTGCAAACATGGAGGCCGGTCGGTAACCACCGCTGGAGAAGACATTTCCATAGGACCGGAAGGAGCCACCCGCCCGGTTGTTGCTCATGTTCATCCAGCAGCGGGTATAGAATCGACGGGCTGTTTCCAGTTCGGATTCCGTCGAAGTCCGGGTTATCTCGAATTCGTCCCGGGAGTAAGCGGTGAATCGGATAGAGCGGATCAGCTCCCGGGGTCGATCCCGGAGCACTCGAAAGAAAGTGCAGAGCTCTCCGTCCACGTCGTTGTAGTATTCAAATCGGGCGCGGTCCTTTCGCAGCAGCACGGATCCGCCTCCGCCAAAAAGGTCAACATACACCTTGTGCGCCGGGAAGTGCTCGAGGATCCAATCCGTTAGTAGCCATTTTGAGCCGTTGTATTTCAGAACGGGTCTTTCCATGGATCCTCTCAGCGTTTAGAAACAATTACCTCGTTTATGGCTTTCCTGGCGGACTCCAGTTTTTGAATGTCCTCCTGCTTCAGGCCGCCGGTTGCCAGCTTGATGAATTCCCGGGCCGCATAAATGCGGTCTGGTTGTCCCGGATCGAATCCGGCTTCTCTTAGAAGATTCCAGAGCATCTCAAGCTCCTGGTTTCGGCGCTCAAGGCGGGCTTTGTCTCTTCCAAGGTTTAGAATCTTCTCTGCCGTTTTATAGGCGATGAAGTGGCCGAGTTCTCGGTCGCTCCGCTTTCCATCTTTGAGATCCTGGAAGTAGTCCCTTCGTGCGTCACGGCCAGATATGTCTCTGGTTATCTCACAGCGACACATCAAGAGATAGCGATACAGGCTGTTCGGGATCGGTCCCTTTCGGTAGACCGCCTTCTTTTTCGTGAAGACTTTGGTTTTCGTGCTGGCTACGGTAAGCAGCCCGGCTTCCGGAGGCAGTTCGTCCGGACGGATGATTCCAGGAGGGGCTACAAAATAGAATTCATTGCAATAGTCCAGATACCCATGCCACTTTGAGTCCCTGGTGAAATCAGAGCGGGATACCTTGATTTCGTAGCCGATAGTACTCGGCCTGCTCCGGGACTTTTTCATGGCCCAAGCATCCAGGATAAGCAAGCCGTTACCGGTGGGTCCGGTCTTTACCTCATCGACAAAGACATCATCCTTGTGGCGGGAGCGGAGGAGCCGGAGGATTTCGCTCGCATTGCACTTCAATTGCGCACCTCCCGGCCTCTCTGTTTTTGTGTATGGATAGAAAGCGGCCCGATTTCCTGGCCGGCCGACGCCCTGGCCAACGCCTGGGCCAGTTCATCTCGGCGAAAGGAAAGAACGTGGTCTCCTTCTACCACAAGGATTACATAGTCGCGGTCGACCACTGTATAACCGTCGCCCTTTAGATGAAGGGAGCCTGCTGACGTGATCGCTGGTGGCTGATCGACAAATTTGAATAGTGCCGACAAGCGAATTGCATCGGTGATTCTTCTTAGCTCCTTCCGGAACTGGGATTTGTTGGGGAGCTTCATTTTCGTACCTCCAGAACTTTGAACGATAGCACCCATACCGGAGGATTCTGTGCCCAACCGTATCGTCGCCGCTCCTTCGGGCCACGCCCGTTGTTAAGAAAATCCCAGAGGATTCGGAACCTTTCGACTGCTGAAAAAGTCTTGTACTCACCGGTGATGGGAACCGGTCCACAAGTGGAAACGCCTTCGGCAATCGCATCGGCTTCGGTAATCGAGCAGAGTCGTTCGGCTCTTAAGGCTGTGACCTCCAGCAAGATCCTGGAAGCCCATCGCGGCATGTGAATGGAGGGAACCTGGCCGCCAAAAATGGCACCGTTGTGACTGGCCAGCCTGCCCCAGGCTTCGCTGGCTTCCTCGGAATTCTCAATAGGGATGAAGGAACCATCAGCCTCATATTGGACACCGTCCAATCCAGACTCCAACTCCCTGGCGCGGCAATTCTCACGAACCCACAAGCGCGTTCCAACTTGCCCATAGGGGCATCGCTCCAATAGCTCCGCGTTTGTAAGGTTGTGGTACCGGCCCTGTTTATCCTGAATCAGCCAGTCAAAGTGCTTGAAGTCGCTTTCTCGGATGCTCTTGATTTGTCCCCACCCGGAAAGTCGATTGATGATCCGGCGGGTAATGGTCTTTCCGTTGCCGGGCGAGTAGTACCCGTCCAGAATCCTCCGGACCATGTCTCCGCTAAAGATCATTGGCTTTTCCTGGACCTTTACGACGCTCATTTTGCGGCCTCCACGGCAAAGAGCTCCGGTTGTGATCGCTTTGATCGATTCAGGTAGGCCTCTGCTTCATCCATAAGGACCTCAAGAGCCCGGATGCACTTCTGGGGGAGAACCGGACCATCCATGTCGTTTAGGTCCTCTTCGGGGAGGTACGGAGTATTCAGGACCAGTGGACTGTTGGAGTCGTTCAGTCCTCGCATCGATGTGATGCTGGCTCCCAGGATCTCGTCCTCGCCTGCGTAGCCGAAGGTGACTCCACGGATGGAGTGGCGATAGTACTCCGCTTCCATGTCCTCCGGTTGCAGCTCGCAGATTTCGATGACGGAAGGGATCAATCCCTGGAGGGCCTCCACAAAATCTGGATGTGGTTCATCCAGGCTGCTCATGGAGTATTCGTCCCAGGCATCCCCGTTTGATTTCTCCCATACCAGGGAAAACCGAAGTGGATCCCCGGTGTATTTGATCTTTCTGAATCTAATTCTATCTCTGTTCATTTCGCACTCCTTGATAGGTTGCAAGATGGATCAGTTGTCCATCTTCAGGAACTTGCTCTGGGCGCTGTCGCGTAGCTGCCTCGACCTGCTTCCCCACTACAATGGCCCACTCGAAGCCCAGGATGTAGCAATGAGCAAGGCGACCCTCGAGGTCGATCCTGCCAGTGCCGTTCAGTATGTTACTGGCCGATGTGTCCATGGACTCACCCCGCGACGGCTGCTCTCGCCTCCAGATAATCCCAGACTTCTCCGGCCTCTTCGTCGCTCATCTCCCTCGCCGATTTGTGAAGGTTTCGAAGGATTCGAAGTGTTCGCTGATCTTCCGGGGGGTATCCTGGTACAGGCGGATAATCTGTTCCGGATCCTTCCCACCGAACCATGCCATCCATCGCAGGACTCCCGTTCTGTCTTTCTCTGGAATGGCTGATACGATTCTCTGGATCTGATCCAATTCCAGGCCGCTGTTTTTGGAAATCTCCATGGCATACGCTTTTCGGATGCGTTGAGTTTCTGACTGGCCGTTGTACTTCTGAGTAGGCCTGGTTTTCGTTGCCTGCATGGTTGGCTCCTAATGCCTCCAGCCTGGGGCTGGGTGTTGTTTTCCCTGTGCCGTTTTGGTGTGATCTTTTATGTTCCGCACCTCTGGACCGCGAATCATGTCTCGCTGCTCTGAGCCGCGATTCTGGATTCTCACGGGCGGTGAGATTCTCACTTCTCTGCGAATCAGTGTGAACTTGGTACAAGTTGCTCCTCCCATATCCGCGTCTCTGTACTGTAATCCAACCAGCTTGCTTGAGCTGCTGGATCACCTGGCTTATTCTGCGGGTTTTGATTTGCGACTGACCATGATCTTCAATTCGTTCGGCTATCGCCTCCAGAGCAGGGAAGCAGACTTTGTCTTTTCCCTGAAAAGAGGCCAATGCCGCATATACCTGCAGTTCCTGCCGGGTCATTTGGGCAATCGCAGCAAGAGGAACCTTTGCCCATATTATGCTAATGTTTGGATTGTGACTCATCATTACCTCACCAGAGATGTATTGCGTAATAAACGGAGAAGATCAGCAAGATGCTGATTCCATAGGATATGACCAGGAACCGACGGTTTCGGTGTCGGTCCGCTCTCCGCCTTCTGCTGAGATACCGCATATCCGATGCGAAGAAGCTGGATCTTATCGTTGCTTCCATTTTAGTCTCCCGTGTAATCGTGGCGGCGACCTGAAGGCCGCTCTCTGTTTTCTATCCGGATTGTATAGTCCGGAATCTCTATGACCTTCCCCGAATAGCGCTGCAGGCGCGTTATGGCAAAGGCCAGGTCTTTCTGTAGCTGAAGGGCCGTTTCTCTGTCCTCGATTGGATGACCGTCCAGAAGTAGCTGGAAGTCCGCGTACTGGATCCGTCCTTCGAAGACCTTTCGACCATAATCGGGCGGCTTTGGTGCTACAGAGGGCCCATTGTCTGTTCGATTGATATTCAATGACTCCATTGCTGCGTTCTCCCTCCAAACGGATGATTGCCGAAAGCGGCCTATGCGGCCGCGTCGGCGGAATCGCTGGGGTCGTAATTCTTCTGGATTGTCCAGATTCGGAAGGCAGAGGAGAATGCGGCCAGAGCCCTGGAGCGATCCTGGTCGGACCAGATCTTGCTGAAGTAGCGTCCAGGTTGGTTCTTGTCCATGACCAGGCTGGCGACGGCGTCAATGGTCATCATTTCCTGATGCTCCATGGCCTCTGCGTATGCAGACATCTGATAGCACCATTCTTCGTAGAAGTTGGGCTTGGGCTGGCCTTTCTTGTCGTCTTTCACATACTGGCTCTTTATATCTGCCAGGACGGTTCCTATGCCCGGAATCTCAAGAAGAAGGTCCGCAGTGCCCGCGTATCCTTCGGCGACCACGACCTTTTCAGATGCCAGTATCCGGGCGTCCGTCTCCCGGAGCCATCGCCTGAAAGCGACTACGTGGCGAGCCACGGTTCGGAATTCCGGTGAGAGCTCTCCGGTTTTTGCGAAGTGTTCAATGGCCGCATGAATCTGCTTTCCGGTGTCCGCTGCGCTGCTGGCCTCGGATTCCATATCCTCAACCACTCGCTTTGCGAAGTCTTCCGTCGGTTCATCCTTCTTACGGGGGAGGGTAAGGGAAGCCATGATAGCCTGCTCCAGCTTCCAGGACTCCAGCCCCGGCTTGGCCACAACCTTCAGTACCGTGGTAACCGATGGCAGAAGGCCAAGTTTTCGAGCGTCAGCCAAAGTGGTTGGCTTTCGGTCCTTCCGCTTTTTGTCGGCATAGGGAACGGTATGCATCGGCTCGCCGTCCCGCGTATACCAGTGGGCATCGCTTTTCCTCTGGATCAGACTCATTTGGCACCTCCAGCAGGCGCGAATAGCCCCAGACCAGGTTCTTCAGAGGGTTCTACTGCATGGGACTGCTCTTCCTGTTCCTCGGAGTCACCCGGGCGTTGCACGTTCTCCAGGGCCTGGGTCACCTGTTGGATGGCCGAGTCTGCGGCATTTAGCAGGCTCTCCTTTTCGTTTTCCGTAACGATGCCTTCCAGTTTCTGCTCGATGTAGCTTCGGATTCGTTGTAGGCGTTCCAGATCAAGTTCGCCCATGGCCTCTTCGATACCATTGTTTGCCCTGATGAACGTTTCGGAAGGCTCGGATTGAGGTGCTTCCGGCGCCTCATTAATGGTCTTTTCCGTACGGCCAGAGCCAAATCCTTCGCCGAAATCCATTACTTCTTCGGGAACATAGAGGCCTTCGGCGACCTCCGGTGCGAGTGCCTTTACACCTTCGGAAATTACCCGGGCGGAAAGCATTTGCCTCGGATACATCTTCCAGTTCTGCTTGTCCGTAAGACCCGCCTTTTGTGCCATCTCCATCGTCCATTTGATTGTGATGACATTCCCCTGGCGGTCTGCGAACTCGGCCTCGCATACGCGATCGTCTCTCCGGATCCATCGCACCTGGTTTCCGGCCTTCTTGAAGTCTGCCAGCATTGTCTGGCTCTTTAATGCCGGTCGCCCCTGGATGATGTCATAACGCTGCACTGCCTTCATCGGGTGCATGCCCGATGCCTGGCAAAGAAGCATCAACGCCATGGCCTGAGACTGGTCTTTCATCCCAAACAGGCCGGATTTCACTATTGTGTGGGCCATCTTTTCGAGCTCCGGCAGCGAATACTGCGCCGGAAGCTCGGGCGACTGGTCCTGTCGCATTGCTATGTCTTTCTCGGACATACACTCCCTCCAAATTCTAAAGTCACGCAGCGGAAACGCTACGGTCTGTATGTATCGATCAACTGCTGTGATTCTCGAAGATCCGGCTCCAGGCACTTCCGGCACTTGTCGTACTGGTAGAGCTTTACTCCCTTCGCCCCGCACCCGGCGCAATGCGGTTCTGCAATGGCGGACTCCAGCATATCCTGGAAGCCCGTTCCTCCGCCCGCCGAAGGGGCCGGTGCGATTGCAGGTGGTGCGGTCATTCTTTCAGTGCTCGTTACGATCATGGTTTCCCTCCTTTGACTCGATGGCATTGAGCGTTTTGCTTCTGTAGCTCTCCTGATCTTGTAGCGGTAGAATAGGGCATTCGCTTGCCGGGTCATGCTCCAGCACCGAATCGATCACTCCGAATCGGACCTGTGCGAGGACCGTTGGGTGGTGACACTGGATCGAGATATAGGCATCGTGGATGTGATGCTCCAGCCGGACATGCGGGCAGTGGTAGCAATGGCTGCAGTCCTCTCGGGCAAGATAGGCGCGAGTCCATTTGTCCAGGGCACCAAGGGCCTTCTCATGTGCCCGATCGTGCTGGGTGGCCAGTGCTTTATGCATTGCAGGCCTCCGGTTCATCGTCGCCGTAACGACGGTGGTGGATCGAAACCAGTGATGCGGTCACGATGTAGAATAGGCCCGGGTGCTTGGATTCCAGCCGTTCCCTGCTGTTATCCAGAACCTGCAGGATGTAGTCCGGTGCGAAAATTCCGATCATGGCCAGGTATTCCAGCCAGAGTGTGGTGTGCTCCGGCCTTACGATCTGGCCATATCGCTTGATTTCCGGGCGCATGCGTTCTGCAAGAGCAGGGGATAGCTGCAGACCTTCCTGATATTCCAGATAGAGTGGCGACGAAGCCATGTTCTCTTCTTCGGCTTCCAGGTTTCCTTCAAGTCCAAGCAGGGTCCGGGCACTCATAGTAGGCCCTCCCGTTTTAGGAGTTTTCGTATTCCGTCGACGCCTCGCTGGTAGACTCTGGTTCGATAGGTGACTCCGGTTTCACCGTCCTTCTTCGGGTATTGCTGCTCCACGACTCGGAACCATCCGAGTTCGATATACTGCTGGTAGGGGAGGTTGTCGGACTTCAGGACTTTTTGTTCCCGCAGGAACTGGAAGAGCTTGTTTGGCCCCAGGCCCGGCACCTGAAGGTTTTTGGCCACGTCGCCGATGAGAAGGGTGTCTATGGAATCTATGATGGCATCGTAAAACTCAACCTTCGGTTGCTGTTGCTCGATCTTACGCTGGAAATCCGCTGCGAGCTGCAGGGCATCGGCGAACGATTGAGGAACCTGATACCCGCCTGTCTTGCGGATCTGAGGGAGAACTTCGTGGGTCACCCAGCGCTTGAAAGCGCGCGCCTGCGATTTGTTGGAAGATATGATTAACTGGTAGAGTCCCGGCTCATTTATGCAGTTCACCTGAATCGTCAGACTGGCATTTTGGGGGTGGGTTACTTTTAATAACCCCCTTTCATCCGCATCGAGACGGTCCATTGCCCTGCTAACCTGGGACAGGCCGAGTGCTTTACAGACATCAGCCGCAACCCACCAGGGCTCACCATCCCGGATTACCAACCGGACAGAATGGCCTCCGAAATCGAAAACATGCGGTTTCTGCTCTGGCTGCACCAGAGTCAGGGTTCTCTGACTGCTCATCGCGCTACCTCCTGTGGTTGAATAAGGCAGACTGCGATATCGACTCCGTTAGCCCGGGCATGGCCCTGAACGCAGTCTACAAGCTCCTGGAATTGCTCATCTTCCCAGACTGAAGGTGAATCTATGCCGACGATAGGGGTGCTCGGCTTCTCTGGAATGTATTCAATCCATGACCGGGTCGGGTAGTGATGCTCGATGTGATCCCGAATCGCTTCTGGATCCCGGCTCAGGACCGCGTTGGCCAGGTAGAACTCTTCGGCCAGTTTCACCGCTCTACCTCCTTGAATTCCATTGTGTTGTGCTCCGATATTGGCTGCATGAATGAAAGGATAGCTGCCGAAGTTGAAAAACTACGGAACGAATGGATCGGAGACTTGCCGAAGAAAGAGGACGGGCCGCCAAATCCAGGCGAGGTGCAGGAAAAGTTCTGGAAGTTCATCACGATTCTGAACCACCGTCTGTCGGATCTGTGTCAGGATTCCCCTCAGGATTATATGGACCTGATGGATTATCACATTCGCCTTCTTGAGAATGCGATTTTTGATCCCCGGATCCCCGAAGATTAGAGGGGAAGCCTTCTCGAATTACCTGGCCGCAGAAAATGAGCTTTTCGGCCTGCTCCAGGCTCAGTCCATAGATCTGAGCGAACTCCTCGATTCTCTTGCGCGACTCGCTCACCGCTCCACCTCCAGAACCTGGATTCCGAGGTCGGACGGAGTGATGCCGAAGTCAGCTTCGAGGGCTCGGATCGCGCGGTAGGTTTCGGTACCTTTGAATGCGTATTTTGGCCGCCGATAGAAGAGCCTCGTCAGGATTGGATTGCGCAGGTTGTGCTTGCGGCACCATGGCCGTATGGTCCCATGTTCCCGGATTATTCGGGCCTTGACTTCATTTCCCGAAATGATTTCTGCTTGTGTTTTATTTTTGCTCATGGTATTGCCCTGATTCGGTCGATGTTGTCTGTAGACAACAGATAGTGCCAGGGGGCACAATTTCAAGCTAAAAATTGTCGGAGGACAACTTTTTGACAGATTCTGAGTTACAAGAACGGATTTTGACAGAAACAGGGATGAAATACGCCGAGCTGGCTGATGCACTGAGTTTCAATCGAGCGCATATATCTCATGTGAAGTCTGGGAAAAAGGCGATTCTGGCCGAATACAAGATGCGCTGCGTAGAGCGACTCCGCCGACCAGGATACCGGTTCAATATTTTCTGGTTTGAGGATCCTGAGAAGCACCCGTTCTGGGTGCCGGAGGACTACTGGCTGAACCAATTCGATCCGGAATTCCAGGTTCTTGCCCAGATGAAGCCTGATTTCATGGAGGCTCTTAAGCGTGTGGCGCGGCTGCCTCCGGAAAAACAGGAGCGATGGCTCAATATGGCCCGGGACTTGTTCAATCTGGGAGAGGGGTGAGCGAGGACGGATAGATTAGGCCATCCCGGCCGATAATCATGGTATGGAAATGATATCGTTTGACTCAAAGGCCATAAAGGCTGCCGGATATGATGAAGCCACCAGAATCATGAAAATAACCTTTAAGGAGGGAAAGACATTCACTTTCTGCAATGTGCCACCGGCTATATACCATGGTCTTCGTGATGCCGTCTCGAAGGGCGGTTACTATCATGACCACATAAAGGGCAGGTATCACTGTTAGCCAGTAGCAATCTGGCCAGCGAATGGATGCTCTCTATGATTTCAGAATGATCCGTATGCCAGTCGGGAGTATCTATATCATGGGAAAAATGTAAAAAAACCGACGCATCTCGCAGTACAGTTTTGATTCTATATTTTGTTTGAACATTCCCGGAATCTATTTTTATGACAGTAAAGTCCTTGGACTCCATCCTTTTACCCCTTTCCCTCGAAGCTCTGAGACGAGAGCTTGCATTCTTTACCTTTCACAGCGTAAGGCAATCGGTCAAAGTCTTCGAAAAGTTGTGGAAAACGTGTGTAAACGTTTGTGTAGTGTCTCTCTCGGATCCTACGATGTGCCGATCAGATAAAGAGAGGGCGCTCCATGGACTTAGACCACTACGCAGGGAAAATGGACCAACTTATTGCATTACTGGAAGAATTGGAGGAGGAAACCGCCAGGGAATCGGAAAACGGACGGGAAGCGGAGAAAAGCAAAGGGGTGCTCGAATTCGCCCGGAGCCTGCTGGGATTGTGGTAGACCTCTTCTCTCATTAGAAGAGGTCTACCACGTTTGGCCCGCGGTTTTGAGTAATCCTCTCCGTTTTTTGGAATACCTTGGCACCAATGAGTGAGTCCAAATCCGAATCGGGGAGGCCCATTTTTATGCGAATGAATTCCTTGAAAGCTTTGTTGCTGCTCTCCAGAAGATCAAAGGCTTGAGGAAGGAATGAGGGCTCTTCATACGGGACATACTCGTCCCCGGGCTCTGATCGACGGAAACCCATTCTGGACATCTTCTTGTACAATCCCTGGGCTTCCAGAGAACCGATCAGTTCCAGGTCCTTCATCCGGTGGACCACGGCCATCATTGACACCCGCCATTCTCGTTTAAGGTCCATGAGGTCTTCCAATCGGGTCCCGAAATACTGAACCCGTTCCGCGAAAGTTTCTGATGGCATCAGCAGTGAGGCTGCAAACATATCCGCCTGGCGTTCGATTTCACGAAAAAGTTTCCTATTTAGGTCTTTTTCGCGAACTTGCCGATGCAGGACCATATGACCGAGTTCGTGGGCAGCATTGAAACGGAGTCTGCCTGGAGAGTCTTTGATGGAGTCGAGGAGAATGTATGGACGACCTTCCTTCGGCCAGTAAGAGAAGGCATCGACTGTGTTGGCGATTGCCATCTGGGCAACGACGATCCCTGATTTCTCAATCGAGTCGACAAGGTTCAGAATCGGGCTTTCATTGTTGAGACCGAGAATGCGCCGCGCCTGTGCGGCCATTACTTCAATCTCCCTTTTGGAATAGTCTATCCGGGTTCCATCGAACTCTTCCCAGGCCTTGTGGTCAGGAAAGTCTACATGCTCCTCTATTAGGCTAAAGATTTGCTGGAGCCACTGCACCCGCCTCGTTGCTTGCTTTTTCAGTTTGGCGGGTAGATCTGCCAGACTTCTGAAAAAGATCAGGTCTTTGCCGGGGACAGGGCCTCGGGGAGAATCATTTTGAAAAAAGTAACGACTGGAGACGCCCAGGATTTGGCCGAGTTCGTTGACGTTCAATACAGTAGGCGCGGCCTTTCCAGTTTCCCATGACTGTACAGCCGTAGGGGAGACGCCGAGGCGCCGTCCAATTTCGGCCATTGTTAACCCCCTGGCTTCTCGAATTGCAGTCAGTCTTTCCCGAGAAAACTCAGGTCGCACTAACATCCTCCTCTGCTTCACGGGACTTCAGTTTGGGTGCAGGTGTGAGGGTACTCGATGTTGCTTCCAAGTAACGAGGCCGGAGGGACTCCACAGATTTGGTGTGGATGCCTAAAAACTGTCCAGATTCCAGGTCATAAAGGGACGGTTCGACGCGCAAATATCCGCTTTTCTGGGGAACAGCATTCAGAACTACAGGCAGTAGGCCTTCAAAATAGATGTCATCGGGGCTGAATAAGGGTTCCGCTCGGTGGACGCCGAAAAACCGTAGAGTCTGATTTCGGCGAGAAGAGAAATGCAGCATAATTCTAGTTTCCGATCCCTTTCCATAGACGTAGTTCCATAAGTTACCATTTGATGAGTGCTCGGTTTTGTAGCCGCCCGCTTTGAGGGCAATTTGGAAGGCTCTCTGTGCCCGGTCATGATGTTCCAGCCATATTGCGTTGTACGGTAGATTAGCCTCTCTCCGCTCGTGGGCAGCCTGTTGCCGATCAAGGTAGATTTGGCTCAAGCGCGTCGAAAGCTCTCGACAAAGCGTTGGGCTGACATCCTCCTTGATAATCTTCATGGCTTCGTTGAGCGTAAGAGCGGTCTGCATGAATTCAACCGGAGGATTTCTTCCGAGAATTGCAATTAAAAAATTCGGGAAAATTTCCGAATTTGCCAACTGTGAGGTCTTTTTCTGGGAGATTCAGGCCAAACCCTTTGATTTCTGGTGGATGTACGCTCCGTATCAATAGAAATGAGACATAATTAGCATTATCGGGAGTCAATGCTTCAGTAGCAGGGGTGCCTGTGGGCTTCTTGCGGAAAGGCCCGTCGGCACCTTTTCGGCCATTAGAGCTTTTGTCCTTGCGGAATGTCTCAGTTGTAGGCTACCTTGGTAAGGTGGTGGAAAACGGAGGGTACGATGATTGAGCTAAAAGAAATAATACGAGCTGTCCGGGGCTTGGCGCATTCCGTCCAAGAGTCCCAGCACCTAGCATTTAATTCTATGAGGGAAGCTATTGCGAAATCCCGTGCGTCCGAAATTGAAAAGGACATTCAACGGTATCTGGACGAACACCAAATCAAGGATACTGAAGCTCTTGCAGAACTCATGGCGAATTCTTTCGAAAAAGCTCAGCACCATTCCGATACAACGACTTCTAAGGCCAGGAAGAAAGTCGCGGCTGAAATGAAAAGTGGATGAACGAAATAATCGCCCTCGGGCTTCCTGGTGTGACATGCCTCTTGGTCCTTCGATTCATTCGTAGAGACCGAACCAAGACGGGGTGGGACTATTTGCTCCTTGCCGGACTGCTAGGAGCTCTTTCTTTCGCAATTTCGCGATGGCTTATATACACAGTTCTTAAGAGTCGATATCCGGAGTTGGTTTCTATTGCACAGGACACCGTAGCTGAATTATTTGGTGCTCGACCATACCTCCCTTCCTATATAGGCTCATTCTTCGTCGCCATTGGCCTTGCTTATTGCATTCAGATCAGTATTGTTCTTTCGCAGCAACGCCACGTCGCCGACCTGATTCGTTTCTTTTTTCGTATCAAACATTTGCCCGGGGATCGGGATCCGTTGCAGTTGCTTGAGCCGAACGCAGCCTATATTGTTACAACGGAAAACAACCAGGTCTACATTGGGACATTTATTACGGGTGGTGACGATCCAGACGAACCCAGTCCGAGTATCGCCATTCAAGTCATATTTAGTGGGAGAAGGCAGTCTGGCAAAGGTGCGGGGGTCCAGTACTTCCATAGTCCACGGCCTTCTGGGCCAAACACTACCATTATACCAGTCGAAAAGATTTCTACTATCACGCAGTTTGAGCTCCGCAGTTTTCTGCAAAGCATCTCCTCAGGTTATAGTCGAATCCCAGATTTTTCCAACGCCGCTGTGATACTTCGCTTGTTTGAAGCCAAAGCTGTCACCTTAGAGCAGGCTGCAGAGGCCACTGGTTTTCAATTGCCGCTTGGAAAATTCCGCCTGTGGCTTCAGGCTATCCAAGAACGAGTGAAGATGAAGGGGAGAGATTTGTATCGGACTGTCCTCGGCATAGCAGCGCGACTCTGGAAGAGAATGCCGTTCACGGATTCTACGCAACGTCCTAAGGAAGCGACCAAAAAGAAAACCACTAAGAAGCGGAACCGATGACTCTGTTTGTTAGCTCCAGCTCCCCTCCCCCGGCTGATCTGTAATTGTTGCCGGAGCTCCAGCAGCATGCGCATCAGTCTGGCCATTCACCGTGACAGTAACCGTCCCGGACTTGATGAACCGCTCTACAATGGCTGCATATTCGGCGTTGAATTGTTCTACGGTCTCGATATCATCCCTCTTCATTAGGGCATTCAGTTCAGATTCAAAGGTCGCCTTGTCTGCCATTGGATCCTCCTTTTGCTACGGTCCTACCTGCATAGGCTTCGAAGCTGGGCCAGGGAACGATGCTTTGAGGTGCCCGTGTTTGGATGCAGGCATTTCTTCCGGAGTGCCTTTCTTCCAGGTGACCTCGCCGGTCACATCCAGGTCACCCTCTATGCGCACATTATCCGTCTTGATTGTAATTTCATCGTTGGAGAAATCGATCTTAAAGACTGTCTCAGTTCCCTTTTTGATTATATACTCTTCATCCTGGTAACGGACACTCCATCCAGAAGGATGAAAGTCACTGAAGTCTTCGCTGTCCCCGGGTCCGGCAAAGGTTCCAGAGTCCGGCGATTTCTCGAATTGCTCCAGATCCTTAGAATGCTTCTCCTGCCCAGGTGTAGGATACCAGTTCACGACCACCGGGTTTTCAGGGGAACCCCCGACGAAATCGATGAGGACTCTCTGGCCCTTCCGGAACTCGGCCAGTCGGCCTTTGGCTTGCGCATCAATAACCGAGCCACCCGGGAGCAATACGTTTTCCAGATAATCTCCCGAAAGGGTCTGAACATTGCAGCGGAAGCGACTCTTCACTTCATCGATGTATCCCCAGAGCGCCGGTGCGCCCCGACGGGTCAGTGGAGCGGCCAGCGCCTTGAGGCCTATTCCAATGGGACGCTCGTCGATCATACCCATCAGAAGACCTCCAGGAAGAAAGTTCGATTGCCGTTTATGGAGGTCACCCCGACAAGATAGACGAGAGAGTTCCCATCCTGGCGGATCCCGGTTATTCGCGTAGACCGAATCCGGGGGTCTGCCTCTATCTTTGCCAGGAGCCGGTCTATGTAACGGTCTTTGAAGAAATTCTCCTGGACTTCCCCTATCTTTGCGGGGTTGCCAAAATCAGGATACATGGGAAGCCCACCCTCCGGCGTATCGATCTGGTCGATCACATTGTTCATCAACGCGGGCTCACCCTCGACCACATCCAGATCTCCGTTTGCAGCAACGGCGAAGTCCCTCTGGTCCGTCAGCGCCAGGTCTTCCCCCAGGACTCCCCGTTCAATATCGGCATTCGTCGGACTGGCCGGTTGGGAGGCCCACACCTGGAGGTTATGCCCGTAGGGAATCTTAATCGATTCGCTTACGATGCCCTGCCCCCTTCTCTTCCGATTATAAGCAGCCAGTGCGGAACCCAGATCAGGATCCTGCATGTACTTCTCTGCGAGCGATTCCCAGGTGTCTCCACCTATGGCTTTGTGGATGATGTACTGATTGTCTGTCGCGGCCTTCTTTATATAGGCCTCCAGATCAATCACCGCTGATTTCGCCTCCAGCAGTTGCTCATAGTACGGTATTTCTATCAACGATTCAAAGTTTGATTCCGGGGTTGCCGCATAGGATTCCAGTGGTTGGTTGGGAGAAACGGTAATCAGTCCGAGCTCATCCATGGCAGCCTGAATTTCCTGGGCCATTTCCCGGAGACGGCGCTGGAACTCGGCTCTCGCAGAATTGGCCTGCTGAATTGCATTTTGCTCCTCTGGCTCTTCCCGAAAGCTCCGCCCTACGTTGGCAAACGCTTCGGTGAAGTTGTTTGATGCCAGTCGGCCATCGCTTGAAAAGACTCCCCGCATCGTATCCCACGAATTCTGAAGCTCGGTTCCGATCCGGGAAAGGTTCTTGAAGGCACCCGACATTCGGAGGAACCGGCCTGATAGCTCTGTCGGGAAGTTGACGATGTCCTTCAAGTCCTGCATGACCCCGCCGATTCCAGCTTCAAAATTTGCATTGAAGTACCTTTCGAGCTTGTTGGGCAGCTCGAAAGCAGTGTCCTTTTCGTCCTGTATGACGACCAATCCGATTTCCCACTTGTAAGTGTTCGTATCCTGAGTGCTTCGAGAAATCTTGAAACCATCGGGCTGCACTACCACTTCCACATGGCGCCGCCTTGCGTAATCGTGGAACATTAAAGCAAAGTTGGAATAGCTGAACGGATCTTTCTTCTCCTTGAATTTTGTGAGAATTGCGGCTGCCTGCTTATCCTCCGGTTCATAGAGAATCTTCTCATCCCATACCCCGGACATGATTGCCAGGAAATCAAAGAACTCCATCTCCCCGGACCGGAGACCCCCCATCCCCGGTACCGGAATGACCCTTTCCATGTATCCCACGGAGCGATCATATAGTCTCTTGGCGGTTCCCGAGTAATCTGTTACGAGCCCCTTTGCATCGTCATAGATTGACTTGGCACCTTCAGTAACATCGCCGAATCCCAGGCCTTCCTCTCCATCATCGAAACGATCCAGGAAGGATCCACCTTCGGAGCCCTGGGGCGGTCGAGCCAGAAAGTGAATGTGAAACTCGCCTTCCAGGGAAAGTATGTTATTGTCCGGGCCGTAATCCACCGTGGAGGACCCGCGATGACCGAAGGTGGGCATTGTGCGGACCCGAAATTTGTATTGCTCGGAGTAGCGGACTGGCCCGTTCAACAGGAAATATTCTCCCAGGGTTTCGCTGGAAGGCTGTCCGTTGTCCTTTCGGGATCTGAGTTCGAATGAGAACAGATTCTCGGCCACGGATTGAGTCTATAGTTGCAGGCTCCATCGGTCCACGCAGCGAGCCGTTTGCCCGATGAAAATATAGCGTATTATTATCGGGCGCAATGGCGCTGAGCAGATATATCCCGCGTGCGGACGTAGAGTACCGCCAGGCACTCGTCAACTACCTGATCTCCAGAGCTTCGCGCCTGTCCAACTTCGGTCCCGGATCCCGCATTGGCTCATTGCTGGAAGGTATCGCCATCGTCCTGGCCCGGGGAGACCGGGAAACACTACAGGGCTTCGAGGCGGAAGCTGTAAATGCCGTCTATGAAGTGTTTGGCTTTCCCCTCCTCCCGGGGCTAAAGGCAACCGGACTGCTCCGCCTGGAGAAATCCGGACATACCCAGGCAATCAATTATCCGATCTTTACGATCGATCTTTTCGGTCTGCGGTTTGAGACCGTGGAACCTATTACGCTTCCCGTCGGCCAGAATGTGGTTCTGGTAGAAGCCCGGGCCATAGAGCCCGGCGTTTCCGGAAATATTCGCGCCGGGGAGATCGATACCCTGGATGGTCGTGGAACGATATCCCCTCAGATCGAACCCGGAACCCGGGTCTGGAATCCGGCCCCTTTTGAGGGAGGCACCCAGCTTGAGACGGAGGAATCGCGAGCTGGTCGATTCAGGGATTTCATCAACAACCTGGGCCGTAGCACCCTGCGGGGTATATACAATGCGGTCATTTCTATCCCCGGTGTGGCCGGAGCCGTAGTAAACGACAACATCAACCCTATTTCTCTTTTGCCTCAGACCGGATGGGTCAATGTCTATGTGTCGGATGGAACCTCGAGCCCTCCACAATCGTTGCTTGATGAAGTGAAGAAGGTAGTCGTCGGCGAACTGAACCATCCAGACTACCTGGGGTATGCGGCGGGTGGGGCCAGAGTCTACGTTGGCTCGGTTGAGGTGACGGCCGTTAATGTATCCTATGAATACGTCCTTGTAGAAGGAAGCTCCCTGACAGACCAGGAAGCGGAAGAGAAAATTGAGCAGGCGGCAATCGGATATATCAACTCCCTTCCTATCGGCCAGGACGTGCTATTCGAAACGCTTCAGGCCCGGATGCTAACGGCTCATCCAGATATCCTGAGATTGAATCTACTGTCTCCAGGATCAGATATCGTGATTCAAGATCAAGACCTGCCACGGATCGGAGGGGCCTCCGGGGGAACTATTTCGGGAACCGCGCTGCCTCGGGAGGTCCCCGAGTGAGCGAAATCTTTCAGCTACTGCCCTTCTTTAATCAAACCGGACCTGTGTTTCGTGACCTGGTCGGCGATCCGAACAGGAACGAACTGGATCCGGTCCAGGCAATCAACGATATTAACAAGGGTGCTATTGAAAACAGTATCGAATGGCACCTCCGCTTCCAACGGCGGGCCGTGCATGAAGTGGATCTTCGGAATGCGCGGGGAATATTTCTACGAAAGTGGGCGGATATCTATGGGATACCGCGACCTTCATCGATGTCCGATGAAGACTTCATCGGATACATGATTGGCCGCATCCTCTCCGTAAGCTCAGCCCGACCGGCACTGGTGAGCATCTTTCCGGAGCCAAAGTATCAGGTCTTCGGCTGCGCACAGGTCGGGGCATTCCTGGATGTTTGTTACTACAATGTGGGTGTTCAGGACCCCAAAAAGACGAAAGTTCGTATGGCGAGCTCAGTTCTTACGTTCGGTACCAACTCAATCTATGTCTACGTAAAGGATCCGGACCATATCGGCTCCGAGATTAAGAAGAAATTGTATGATACCCTGGCCGCCGGATTCGCGGTCTACGCAGGAGTCTATTGATGACAACGGTGGAAATCCCCTCTCAAGATAATGAAGTTAAGATCCTCTATGTGGAACCGCTCAGAAAGATTGAGTCTGATGACATTAACACGGCGACCGGAGTGAACTTCGAGGGTTCTCAGCTTAAAATCGCAACCCTGGTTGCAAGAGCGATCATTGGCAAGGATCTAACGGACACTTGCTATCTGGGATTCAAGCCACCTTCATTTACCTCTACGGAAATAACCGTTCAGCGTGGTGTCATTATCACGGAAGAGGCAGTCTTTCAAATAGCCCCGACCACTTTGACGCCGACCCCGGAAGCCCACTATGGCATCTATGAATGCGAATTTGTGGAAGAGATTGTGGACGAGGAGGCCCGCGACTTCTGGAACGCTGCCACAGAGGAAGCGGATCCTGCCATGAGCCCGACCCGAAAAAGATTCGGGATCAAAGTCTACGAGAAATACAATACGTCGGCCAGCTACCCGGCTGTCACCCCGGGCCGGTTTGAGCTTTTAAGATATCAAAAGCTGGCCGCATTTCAGGCGATTGACGATGTCCAGCTCCAGATCCAGACGGACTTTGATCTGATTACCGTGACCGACAATATTTCCCAGCTTTTCAGCGAACTATCAACGGAAATAGCAGAACGGCAGTCGGCGGATGATCTGAAAAACTTTATCCGAACGAGTCTTCCAGGTCCTCCAGGAAACCAGGTATTCTTCCGGCAGGATGGAAATTATCTCTACTGGTCTAACGATGGGAGTACCTGGCGCCCTTTCGCATAACGCCCTCGTCTGGCCCGGTGGCGGGCGGGGGCTTCAACGGGCATTGGGAGGGCAATGTCAGCACAGCCAGATACGATGTGTTTCCGCAGGGAGCCTATAGCGTCGGCGATCAATGGTTCGCGGTGGAGAGTCAATTCGATGCCGGGGGCTCCTCTGTTCGTTGCCAGGAAACCGGGTTCGGATACGGAGGGTGCCTTCTCGGCTGCTGCCCCGGTGGGGGCGATCCTTTTTTGGGGTGTTTCCGTTGTAGTGTAACCCTTCCGGATGGCGTAGAATACTGCAATGTTGAAGGTCTTCAGCCATTCAAAGGATGGTATTTTGAATCGAGAGCATGTGGCCTTGGGTGCGAAAGCAACTTCTATAAACTTTGCTACAATCCGGATTGGAAAACTCGCTATAATGTATACGAATATCGTCCTGCCGAATGGCAGGAATTGAACGGGATCGAATTCGACCCCGCGAACCCTATGCACGGATGGGTCTTTCGCTACCAGTCCGTGGTTGATGGCCTTGTTTATTCATAGGCGTATTTCAATAGCTTGATTTTAGAAGCCGGTGATGCCGGGAAAAGGAGAGAAAAATGAACGAATCACAGATATTTCAATATATGAGCCAGATGGTCTTCAATGCGACGGCTAAGGGCCAGACCCGTGAAAAGGCTCTGGAGCAGGCCGAGGAAACCGTTTCCGGCATAGTCGACACATCGAAGAAGTTGGCCTCAGAGCTTGACTCAGAGGAGCTTGGCGAAAGCCAGGTATTTCAGTATATGAGCCAACTGGTCTTTAATGATGTGATGAAGGGTAAGGACAGAGAAACGGCCCTGAAAGATGCAGCCAAAACCGTGAAGGCGATTGCAACGAAGACGAAAGCCCTGGCGGCCAAAGCGCAACCGAGAGAATAGTCATGGCCTGCGGGAAGTGCGGCAGCTCGGCACCGGTGGTCGCAGCCGAATCCAGAGATTGCCGGAAAAATACAACAGCACCCATCCAGGAAGGGTTCAGGGATAGGCGGAATGAACGTCTTGCAATCTGCCTGAAGTGTCCGGCATTGAAGCGATACGTCAAAGTCTCGAAGATGGAACAATGCGGACTCTGTGCTTGTTTCGTTCGGGCTAAGACTGCGGTTCCATGGGAGAAGTGCCCGGCGGGCTTCTGGGAGTAGCTGATGGCCTTTATCTCACCCAGAGTTCGACTTATGGCTTACCGCCCCTTTGATAAGGAGCCAGTGGAGGTGCCTCTGGATCCGATTACAAAGATCAGCTCTAACCGGGGCTTCGGTCCCGGATCAATCAGTCTGACCTTTACTCGTGGCGTGGCCCCGGGAGAAATCCGGAAGGTCATGGATCTCCTGACGGATCAGACCGTGGTCCAACTCCAGGTAAAGCGCAAGCCGGGGGATGAATGGAGACAATTAAACCTCTGCCATGTCAGTTCCGCGTCGACAACCATTCATGCGAAGGGTGAAGAATCCTGGAGTCCGGAACTGGTTACACTGGACGGAAAGCTCCAGAACCAGGTCTATTTCATTTCGTTACCCAACGGAGCAAAGAAGCTCACTCCGGAGGAGGCTGCGGGCTTGCCGGAGGGGTCATTCCCCAGGGCTTTAATGCAGTTCGGAGAGTCCTTCAAGGGTGGAGTGAAGTCGCTGAAGCGCCTGATTGAAAACTTCTGGAATGAGATCATAGTAACGCTCATGAACCCCGAACAGTATGGCACACGGACCGTGGTTTTCGGAGGGAAGCGCCTCGTAGGGGCCGTTCCATTATATAGCAATGTGTTGGATTTGGATGCCCCTGCACCTTACAGTGCATCTGGATCACAGGACGCTTTGTCGACGCTGAAAGTATTTTCTACTCCCTCTTACACCGAGCAGTTCATCTCTTTCTTTAGCTTCCTGAATCAGATATCTATTGGAAATAGCCCCAATTTCTACCAGATCATCTCAAGTCTGGCCACCGCCCCGCTGTATGAGTGGTTTTTCGATCCACTCCAGGGCAACGGGGTGCTCGACGAGGAAACAAATTACACGGTCAAGAATTCGCAGGGACTATTTATTTTCCGCAAGACCCCCTTTTTCGATATGTTTGACCAGTCCGGTAAATGGATCGAACCGCCGGAAACAATTACGGACATCCACCAGTTGAATTACAGCCACAAAGACTCGGACATATACACCGGGGTGCATGTGGGGCTTACGGCCTTTGATCTCGGGGCCAATGCAGTCGTTTTTAAACCTAAATGGTCCGGGCTTCTGGGGGCTACCCATGGCCATCGTCCACTCCAGATAAAGATGGATGGCATCAAACCGGGCGATATGGAACCGGATCAAATCACAGACGCACTCTCGAAGATCCAGGACAGGCTATTTGCGATCTTCTGCGACAACAAAGTGCCGCGCCGCAATGCCAGCGTCTCGGCAAGCTGTACTTTCGATTTCTTCCGGGTGGGACAACCCTACAAAATAGAAACTCCGAAATCCGTAAAGAAGGATTACGGCTCCTATGGCTATGTAACCCAGGTCAAGGACACATTCAGCATCCAGGAGGCCGAAGCCTCCAGCAGCGTATCCCTGAAATGGATTGATCGGCTTTCCGGGATTCCATCTCCGAGCTCTCCAGCAAAGGAAAATCCGTCGTCAGACGCATCCTCTTGACCGATTCCAGATTTGGAGGGCACTCTAACGGATGCCATACATCGGGCCATATATCCCGGAGGACTACGAGATAGAAGAAATGTTTGCTCAGCTTACCCTTGCCAGAGGGGAAGTCTCATACAATGCGACGAACGTTGCCGTTGGAGACGCCCTGCCTAATGATTCGGTTATTGTTGCCTTATGTGTCCGCGTAGAAACGCCCTGGGACGTGCCCGCCAGCATGACAATCGGCAATAACAGCGATTCAGACCTCTATGCGGACGCGGATTCAATCGACCTGAATCAAGAGGGGCTCTACATGATCGATGTTTACGGGATTACCCTTGGCACATCAACAATCAACGCTTACATAAACGCTCCTGGTGCAGTAATCGGTAAGGCTACCGTCTTTGCCGTGGTACGCGTCGGATAATCCGGGATCTTGCCCGATAGTAAAAAACCAGCCCAAATGCAGGCATGGAATTTACCCATCCCTGCCATATTATCAAAGCCGAAGAGAATTCCGGACGGCTGAAAGTTCTGATTCGAGCCTCCACTGAAGGAGAAGACCGGCACGGCGAGCGTGTCCTAAAGAGCGCGTTTGCAGACCCGGACATGCAACGGTCGTTTTCCAGGGAAGGCTACTACGACTATAACCACATAACAGATATTCTGGACAAACAGATGAAAGGTGTCTCCGGCACCGAACTTGTGGAGCTGCAGAAGGCCAAAGCAAGAGCCATCATTGGATATCCCGATCCCGACAAGTCGTTGTTCGTCGGGGATGATGGCGTATATTCACAGGGGTATCTATTCGCAGACAATGAATACGTCCAGGAAATCCGCAAGGGTCTTGAATCCGGCTGGTCCGGCTGGGGTGCTTCGATCTCTGGTTTTGCGAGCCCGAGGGACCTGGAAGGCAACACTTTCAAGAAGATGCTCCTGAAAAAGATCGCAATCGCCCCGCTCCAGGAAGTCATCAATCCGGATACAAGCGTTCAACTGGCCAAGTCTAAACTCATTCAGCTGATCAAGGCCGGTGAGGACTACTACACCGAAGAGCAGACGGGCGCAACCGACACCTTGCCCGATACAGAAATCCGTGACCAGATAATTCAGGATCTACAGATGCAGGTCGGTCGGCTCACGCGATTGGTCCTTTCGCAACCATCCATGCAGGAAGCTATCGCTCGTGAAGTGGTGGATGCGATCAAATGCGGCACCCTGCCCCTGCAACCCGATCCCATAGTCAGCTTTTTGACCGATAGCTTTGGCTTTGATACGGATTTAGCCAAGCAAGTCGCCAACGGCGTACTGCTAACAGGTAACTTTGGAGCGGCATAGCTCCTGAGAGTCCAGAGAAGAGGAGACACTGAACTTATGAAATGGGCAGAAGAATTAATTGGAAAGATTCAATCTTTAAGCGTTCGCAAAGCGAACGATCCGACCTCCGGCGATAAAGGCGGCGGATCCATCGAGGACCTGGCAATGCAGGCCGCTAACAAAATGGAAAACGGCGAAATTGAACCGGACGCAGATTCCGTTAAGGACTTCCTGGTATCTAACGGTGTCGACGAATCTGAGGCCGGAGATTTTGCCAAAGATATCATAGATGCCTATTTCTCCGAGGATGATCCAAAATCCGGAGAAGGCGACGGGTCCGGGGACAAAGGAGACGTCAACAAGTCAAAGGATCCGACCCAGGATGAAGCCAATTCGGACCAGATCCCCATTCAGAAGTCCATGGAGCGAATCGAAGAGGCCCTGAGTGTTCTCGGTTATGGCCTTACTCATATCCTGGACGAGCTGCAGGCAACCCGCAAGGAGAATGCTGTCTTGAAAAGCCAGGTGGATGAATACCTCGGCAAGCCAGTTCGCAAGAGTACGGTTGAGCAAGTGGCCCCCGGTGCTGGCCAGGAGAGCGGCAGATCCACCTCCGAAACAAAGACCCTGATTCTGAAAGGAGTCCAGGCCGGTGAGCTTACCACTGAAGACATGACTGCCTTCGAAGTGGGTCGAGTGCTCACCGACAAAGCAAAGCAATACATCAATAAGGCAGGAGCCTGATCCCTGAAAGCGCGACAACAGAGAGGATAGAAATGAGAGAACTTAACGAACTACTGGAGATTAAGAAGGCCTTTGAGGCCAATCCGGGGATTACTGATGTGGCCGAGCTCTTTGACGGCCCGGCGCTCAGTATGCAATACATCGATGGAACCATGTCCTCCATCGTAGCAAGCGATGTTGACTTCGCTTTCCTGAACAAGCTACCGAAACGATCGGTGGACCAGACCATTGCCGAATACAACAAAATGAAAAGCCACGGAGACTCTCCGTATCGCACTTCTTTCGTTGGGCAATCAGAGGATCCCCACTTCGCTGACGCATACCTGAAAAGAAAGTTCGATGAAATGGCGTATCTTTCGGAAGGGTTCACATACAACCGCGTAATTGCCCGAACCAGGAACACAAACGACCCGGAAATGGTATCGTCCACGTCCGCCATGCGCCGGATGCTCACTTCCCTGTCCCGGGGCCTCTGGAATGGTGACCGTGACGCCCTTTCCGTTGAAATGGACGGAATCGTTAAGAAGGTCTCTTCACTGGGCTCGGACTTCGTTTACGATTGTCGTGGCCAGCTACCCGGTGCCGATGTAATCCAGCATTTTGCAGCTCAGATTCGAAGTAGATATTTCGGACTGGCCAACGAATTCCACATGGCCGTCGGTTCCAAGAACCTGTTTGATCAGGCAGACCTCGGTGATAAGCAGTATATTTTCCTGGATGGCCAGAATACCGGTGCAGGTCTGTATGCCAGCCGAGTTGTGGAGGGCCAGAAGGCTTCCTTCGCACTGAACAACAAGATTCAGTATGTACCGGATCTCTGGATCGATGAAAGCAATTTCGGCGTTCCAATGGACTATGACCGGTCCACCGACTCCGTGGTCGAAAAGGCCGTAGGTGAAGCTCCTCCGGATACCCCTGCTCTGGCGGTCGCTGCTCAGGCTCCGTCCGTACCCGGCTCCAAATGGGAGGCTGGAGACGTTGGCACCGTAGCATACCGTGTGGCCGCTGTAGGCCCTAAAGGTGCTTCTCAGGCCACAACCTCACAATCCGCCACAGTAGCCGCAAATGGAGCCGTGGAACTGACCATCACTCCGGCTGCAGGAGGCAACTTCGCAGAGGCATTCCTGATCTTCCGTGAGACAGCTCCTGGCAACGGAGATTTCCGCAAGATTGCCCGTGTAAAGCGTGCAACCAGCGGTGACACTACCTTTGTGGACGTAAATGAGACAATCCCCGGAACCAGCGTCGGTGTCCTGGGCGACTTCAATAGCCGGTCCACTTCCGACGAAACCAGAACCATGGTTCTGAGTGAGCTTATGAGCCCGCTCAAAACCACATTCCCTCCGGGAGTTGGCGGCCTGCGACTGAACGTTGGCATGGTGGAGTATTTCACAACCATCCAGCTCTTCGCCGAAGAGAAGTTCGTCGTATTCAAGAACATGCCAGTTATCTAATCTTCCCGGCATATCACTCCCAACAAGATACCCCCGGCCCCGGCAGTTTGCCGGGGCTTTTTTTGAGCCATGCAACCAATCAACCTACAAAGGCTACTGGATCGCGGCGAATTCCCACAGACCGCAAAATACCTGCACAGCCTTACCAGGGCTGCTAAGGCCAAGTATGAGAGCTACATCAGGAACTTTACACCTTCCTGGTGGGGCCGAATGGCACTTTCGACCGGGCCGGGTGGCGGTGGAGGCCTATTGATTCGCAAGGTACCCGGTGGCCTGGAGATTTACTATGCGAATGCCGGAAAATACAACTACCTCGAAGTGGTAGAAAAGGGGCGCGGAACCTATGATATGAAACCAGCCCTCCTTAGATCGCCCCGGGCAAGGACGGGGAAGAACGGTCGCTATATCATTATCCCCATGACCCGAAACAAAGACGGCTCCGAAGTCAATGAGGAGAATAATACGATCCATAGTGTCGTCCGAAGGACCGGCCACTATATGGATCGAGAAGGAAAGAAGCGGATCAAATACGGGAAGGTTGAAGACCGCTCTGGCCGGGGCAATGTATATGCATTCGAGCAAGGGCCAGTGAAATCCGGAGAGATGCAGTACAGTTATGCCAAGTTCCTGACCGTCTCGGAGAATTCCTCCGGGTGGATTCAAAAACCTATCCAGGGGGCGCGCATAGAACCAGAAATCCAGAAAGAGGTGGATAAGACAGTCCGGAGGGATCCGCGACTCCAGGAGGCGATCTCCAGGGACGTCGAAAAATTCCTGACCAGGTATTTCGACTAATGTAGGATTCGGGAGTCCCTGACGTGGGCCATTTGACCCTGCAGTATTCCGCTCCAGGCCCGATACTTTCCGGATTGAGAATCAAGCTTCAAGAGTCCCATGACTTGCAGGGCATCTATGTCCCTTTGGAGAGTCCTTCTGGAGAGATTTTCATATTGCACCCGAATGGGTTCATTAATCGCCGCAATTTCATCAATCGCATACTCCTGATCCAGTAAGAAAGACAGAATGAGTGACTTCCGCCTTCTCTCAACAGGCCTGCTTCCGTGCATGCTTGCGAATTGGACAAAAGTCTGATGAACGTGAGCATTCCACGCTACTTCCATCTGGCTCTTCTGAACCGTCTTTAAGACTTCACTTAGGCCGTCTTTGAAGCCTTGTAAGGCATAGGAGATAAAGTCGGAAAGGTCACCTTTCTTTTTCTGTAAAGACTTCAATTGACGATAGTATTCATTGCGGGTCTGATTGTAATGATTGGACAAGATATGTGCTGCCAGGTCCGGGACACCTGCTCGAAGTAACAGATAAAATTCCAAGAGGCGCGCCGTCCTTCCATTGCCATCGTCAAAAGGATGAATCCATGCGATATACACATGGGAGACGATGGCCTGGATCACTGCTGTGGAAAAATCCTGCCCCTTCTGGTAGTGAAACTCTTTCAAGCTCCATTGACAAAAGGCATCGATCAAGTCATTGACATGCTGAGCGTCCGGTGCCCGATACACTTGCCCAACGACTACATGTCGTTTTCGAAATCGTCCGGGGGTGGCTCCAAACTCCTTCCCTAAATTCTTTCCTATTAGCCGATGAAACCTTCGAAGTAGCTCACCTGTAATGATTTCTGAGCGATCATCGTCAATGATCTCATTGCGGATGGCCTGGAGCGCATCCAGAACGTTACTTACCTCCTGTTCCATATAGCGCTTGCTCTCGGGCATCGATTTGCCTTCGGCTATTTGTTCTACTTCGTCTTCAGAGAGAGTATTGCCCTCGATCGCAGTCGTTGCTTGAGCGCCCTTAATGAGACTCACAAGATACAGTTTCTTTCTGTAAGCCGGGGAAATGGGGGTTCTGGTGATCGCCTTTATGGTAGCCTGGCATTGGCCCAACTGGAACCACTCATTCGGACCCAATCTCCAATTCTTCTTGAAGGATATGAACGGGTGGGACTCAATCATGACAACCTACAGGACAAAAACAGGGCATGTTTTGTCAATAATATTGTCGGGATTGTCTCAGTTCCCCGATAGCCTTTTCTATGGCCTACTCGGGTGCATGAAAACCCTCCAAAAGACTCTGAATTTCATTTTCCAGTGTCTCTGGTTTGCCATCAAGGGATTGATTCCCAGAAAGATCGGCGCCGGGGACAAGATCATTCATTATGCCCCCAGACTCGTCGTTCAGTTAATGCTGTCCTATCTCGTAGGCGGTCCACGCCTCTTCCTGTTCGGAGATTCGAACAGTGAGGTAATGTCCCGCTTGAAAGTGATGATCGGTTTTGACGTAGTTGCCATTTCTGGCGGTATCGGTGGATCGAGGTTGGACCAATGGGTCGATTTCTTTGAAACATGGATCGGGAAACTCGTCCTATGGCTTGTTGGCGATGCTGAAACGGTCTGCAATCTTGGCGGCAACAATGCTCTCCATCGAAAGATGAAAACGGTTCCGGAATCTGCCCGCGAACTTCATGCGATTCGCCCGGATGCCTGGATCATCTTGATACCGCCTATTCACTTCGATTTCTTTTCCATTCTGGTTCAACCGAAACAACTCAGAAAGGATATCGAAAAAATCAACAAGGAACTACGCAAAGAGTACAAACCTCGAGTTATCGATCCAGAGCCCCTGGTGGACAAAGACGAGAACGGCGAACCGGATCCAGGTTCACTGAAGGATGCGGTACACTATGCAGACCGGCTTGTCTTTGAGATTCAGACTGTAATCGAGCTTACTGCGCTGGCCGAAGTGGACCGATAAGTCGATTGAACGTAGTATCCGGCCATGCGTCGGAAATTCCTGCAAGTGTTGAAAGAACGGATGGGGGCTGCTATGGCAGGCCCCCGTTCCAGAGCGCATCTCATTCGCAAGGTCATCACAAACCGACGGGGCCACAAGCAAACAGTATACGTTAAACCAGATAAGTCTGGAAGTCCACCTTCTGCCCCACAAAAACAATCACAGGCTCTATCCCCTGTCGCGGAGGCTCGAAAGGAGTTTCAAAGGGCCGATGCAGAATTCAGTGCAGCGCTGGAAGAGGCCTATGGCAAGCAAGCGGGAGACAAGCGGTATTCTCCGGGTCCCCATCCACCTGCAGTAGAGGCTGCAAAGAGAAAACGGATGGAGGCCCAGAAGAAGTGGCATGCGGCACAAGAGCAGGCTCGGGCTTCAGGAAAGGATCCTCTATCCGGGGCACCTGTTGAATCCGAGCAGTCAGAAGCCTTCAACAAAGAGAAGCCGGAGCCCACTGAGGGAAAAGACCGGACAGCATCGGATTCCCCGGCAACCGCTCTCTCCTTCGTTGGTCATGACCAGATCCGGGAGCTGTCTCAGTACACAGACAAGCGCAACTACGACAGAAAGACAATCGATGGCATCAAGGCCAGCATCCTCCGGAATGGTTACAATCCGGCCTTCCCTCTTCAGGTCGATACGGACAACGGAACCTACAATATCGTTTCGGGGCACCACCGATTCACAGCGGTAAAGGAACTTATCAGCGAAGGGAAACTACCGGACAATTTTCAGATTCCCGTCATCGTAAAGCAGTATGGAAGCAAAGGCGACCGACTTATGGCGCAAATGTCGGAGAATGTTCGCCGCACTGTCAATCCATTGGATGAGGCCCGGGCCATCGGAGAGCTAACCGAGATGGGCCACAGTGTTTCAGAAATCGCAGAAAAGACCGGAATGAATCCGGGAACTGTCCGGCGACGCAAAGCATTGACCGGGCTCCACAGTGACCTTCAAAAGCTGATCGAGAAAAAGGACCGAAGTCTGCCCGTAGGTATCGCGGAAGCGATCGGAACTCATGGCCTGAATCCAGACGGGTCTAAAAACGCAACCATCCAGAACAAGGCCCACCGATTCTACAATGCCAACCGACATCGTGGATTTGGAGCTGCTGAAGTGATTAGCTACATGCAGGAGCTCAAGTCGCAGAACTCCGATCAAATTTGGTCCGTAGATGAAACCCGTACGGAAGCCGAGAAGCAGGCTGTTCAGAGTCTCGGTTCGGAAGAAAAGGCAAAACGAAACACAGCGCAAATAGACAAGTTCCTGAATAACGTGCAGAGTTCGTTTCAGCGCCTTCTCGGAGACTCTGTTGGCTCCCTAAACGAATCTACACTCAAAGAGCTGTCCAACAGCCTCGTGGCCACGGAAGGTGAGTCCGGGTTTCGCTCAAAAATGGATCAGCTATCGGCACTGATGAATGATCTGGAAACAGTCAAGCGTACTCTGGAGCAGAATTTCAACAAGATCAAAGAGGAATCATCGAACCATAGTCTCGCATTCGCCCGCTCAATGGCAGTGATTGAAGCCAGCCAGGACGCCATTCATGTTCTAAAGTCGGCCCATAGAAAGACACGGGTAATCGATAAAACCAGGTTTCTGGAAGTCCTCAAGGCCAAAGGCAAAGGCAAAGGCAAATCGGCGAGGAATCGGGCTCACCTCGTGCGCAAGGTAATAACCAACAAGAAGGGTCACAAACAGACAGTTTACGTGAACCCCGATGAAACCAACCAGGCTCAGGCGGAACAAATCGGGGAGTTCACTCTGAAACGCAGAGGGAAATTCATCGATGTCCTCGGGAATCTGTTCAAAGAATCCGGCCTGTACATGGCCTTGAATTCTCTAACCGACAAGAAGGGGAAACCCATCGAAGGAGAAAACGATCAGGGTAGCATTGGTGCTACTTACCCTTACTTAGTCACCAACTACAAAAAGATCCGGGAGCAGCTGCTGGGAGTTGCCAGGGGGCCTGCCGACAACCGAGAGCAGGATTTGAGCCCTGCGGATGTCAGGAATATACCGGATGAGATAGAGTCGGAAGTCAAGGGAGATAAGGCACGATCCCTCTGGAAGCGGGCGTCCGAGCGATTCCCGAACCTGGATGCCGGAACTTTTGTGGATCATCTGGTTGAGTATTTGCTCCACCGTGACAAATACGAAGACCTTTTTTCGCAACAGAGCCTCTTCCAGGAGCCATCGGAAACTCCGGCGAACTCTGCAAAGGACTCGGGCTCGAAAGGAACCGTTAGCACTCCGAACCCAGCACCGTTCCGGAAAGATTTGCTTCGCTTCATCCATGAGCAATGGTCCGAATCGATCCAGAGCGATCCTCGTTCAATAGAGAAGGCTGAAGAAAGGTATAATGCAGCAGAACGGGACCTTGAAGAGTCCGCCCGGGAAGCCTACGGAAATCGTTCCAGCGACATGCTGGAATACGCAAACTCCAGGGTGCATCCTCCAGAAGTTCAGGAAGACCTGGATCAACGCAACGAAGCTCGGGTCTCTCTCCTGGAAACAAGAAAGGAGTCTCAGATTCGAGAATCCCGCATAAGGGCAAGCGTCGAAACAGGTAAAGCACGGGTCGGCGTCAAGACTCAGCATGCAATCAATGAAGAGGTCCGACAGATCCTGAAATCTGTGCCACCGGAAAAGATGACCGAGGAGCAGAAGGAACTCCTTCGTCAGTACGAAGGCTGGGGCGGGCAGACCCGAAATGATAAAACGGACTACTCCGGCAAGGGACTTCTTTATGAGTTTTATACTCCTGAGAAGGTCGTAAACAAGTCCTGGGAGCTATTGGAGCGATATATCCCCAAAGGGAGCAAGATTCTCGAACCCGCTGCCGGGACCGGACGATTCGCAGAGGGACGACCGGACTACAGTTTCGACATGCTGGAGGTAGACGACACTTCAAGTCAGATTGCCGGTATTCTGCACCCGGATGCAAGCGTCCGGAAGGGGCAATTCGAAGAGCTGTTCCTGGATAACCGGAACCGATCCAAGAAGCAATACGATGGCCCTCTGTACGATGCCGTGGTAACGAACCCGCCCTACGGCGAAATGGGAGGAAAATACAAGGCATCCGAAGGTCGAGGCTGGCAGCGCTATGAGGAATACTTCCTCCATCGCTCCCTCGACACCGTGAAGGAAGGCGGCATAGTTGCAATGGTCGTTCCTTCCAACTTTCTCCGAAAGGGGAAGACCAAAGCAAAGGAGAAGATATTCAACAAAGCAGAACTCCTGGAAGCCCACCGATTGCCGAATGGCACTTTTGCTCATACGGACATCGGCACGGATCTGATCATCCTTAGAAAGAATACTACGGAGCACAAAGACAATGCGATTGCCTTCGGGGATGAATACTTCAAGCGGAACCCGAATCATCTTCACGGAGAGGAGCACGAGACGACAGATCGCTGGGGCAAGCCAGACCTGCGGACAAAGGGCAATATAGATACCTTTCTCAATCATAGACCGGCGGCCCCGAAGGAGATATCAAAAGCCCACAAGGATGCAATCTCCAGGGGATTGATCGGAAACCAGAACGCAAAGGGGAAGCACAAGGTAGCCAGTTCAAATCGGAAGACGGTTAAGAAGAAAGCCGTCCGAAATGCGACGAGGAAAACGAAGAATACGGCGAGAGAAAAGCAGAGTCCTCCCCCGAAGCTCCTGAATCAGGCGGAGTTCAACAAGAAATACGGTCTGAACTTCAGCGAGTTGGATGTCGAATTGCTGAAAAGCACCAATGCTCTCGGATACATTGATCCCCAGACGCCATTCGATCCGAAGTCGATGTCATTCCACAATGGCGGTGCAATGCCCGACTACCTGTATGCCACGGGCGATATTTATGAAAAGCTGAAGCAACTGGAATCGGACAGGGAAGAGATCATCGAGAAAGGTGGCCTGCAACTATACCAGAAGCAGCGCCAGATGCTCGAAGAAGCCATTCCGGAGCAAACGCCTCTGAAGGACGTAGTTCTGGATCCAATCGATCCTTTCTTCAAGACAGTCACCCTGGATGACGGAAGTTCCCTTCTCGACCGGTTCAAGGAATGGGTCGGTGATCTGGACTACGAGACATTTATGGACTACGCGGCCTCAGCCAGCGACGTTCGGGCTTACTGTGATGCCATACCTGTCCGGGGCAACAACAAGAGCCTGAATGAGAGAATCCGGCGAGAACGCCGGGAGTTGGCAATGAAGCTGGCAGACAGGTTTGTCAAGGAATCCCTGGGTGAGGCCGAGCAGAACCAGATCCAGCAGGCCTGGAATGAACGCTTCAACGCCTATGTTCAGGTAGATCCGGCGAAGGTGCCAATTCCGATTGAGGGATTGAACGAAAAGTTCAAGGGTAAAGACTATGAACTGAGAGATGTCCAGCATCGATTCATTGCCAACTTTCTGTCAAAAGGCATCGGTTGCGCAGCGCACGAGGTAGGGTTGGGCAAAACCATGACAGGCATTATTGCCACCGTATCCAATATGCAAATGGGGCGGTCAAAGAGGCCTCTGTTCGTGGTGCCAACCTCCGTATTACCGAATTGGGAGGCCTCCGTTAAATCGCTCTATCCGAATCTCACGGTGAATACGATCGGAACTCCCGAGCTGAATCAAATGACCCAAGGCGGCAAGCAACTGGAAATCGAAGAAGGATCCGTGACCGTCATGTCTTACGATGCTTTTCAGCGGATGGGCTTCACCGAAGAGCGTTTCAATGAGCTTACAAAGGACCTCCAGGATGCCCACGCAACCTATTCAGACGATCCGAAGAATAAACGAGCAAAGGCGGCCAAGGAAAACCAGGCAGAGGCCTTTGCTTCGAGAGCAAAAACCGGGACGTACAATGATATACTCTTTGATGAAGCGGGCTTTGACTCTCTGACAGTGGATGAAGCCCATAACTTTAACAATATCTTTGCCGATGTAAAACAGGAAAAGGATCCGGAAACTGGGAAGGTCAAGACCCAGGCGAACGAATTCTCAGGCATCATTGGAGGAGCAACCAGCGACCGTGGGTTAAAGATGTGGCTGGCGGCCCAGCATGTGCTCAAGTCCAACGACAACCGCAACGTAATGATGCTCACAGCCACTCCGTTTACGAACAATCCGCTTCAGGTCTACTCCCTACTCTCCACGATGGCCAGAGAACGCCTCCAGAAGATGGGGATCTACAACGTAAAGGACTTCGTGGCGGCCTTTGTAGAGACTCAGACCGAAAAGGTGCTGGAGCCCAACGGAAAAATCAAAGAGAAGCAGACGGTCCGCCGCTTCAAGAATGCCCACGCCTTTGCCTCACTCATCAATGAATTCTTTGATCGAAAGACCGGAGAGGACGCGCATATCAAACGGCCGGACCTGGTAGAGAAGGAGATCGTTCTTCCTTCCAACAAGGAAATGGATCAGATCCGCCAGAGCCTGGAGAACTATTATGATATGGCTTTCCACCCCGATCCCGAGGAGCGAGATCCCTCCGCTGCACTTCGGTCCATGACCATGCAGCAAAACTTGAATATCAGTCCGGCCCTCGTAAACGACTATCAATTCAACGATAACCGACAGGATTTCGTCGAACGCAGTCCCAAGATGAAGTTTGTGGCCAAATCCGCTGCCGAGTACTACAAACGGATGAAAGAAGCCCAGGGGAATGCTCCGGGCCAAATCATCTTTTTACCCCGAGGCGTTGAGTATTTCAACGAAGTGAAGTCTTACATGGTTTCCCAGGGAATCCCGGAGGATGCCATCGAGATCATGACGCCGAAGGAGAAGGGGAAAAAGGCCAGGAGCAAGGAAGCCAAGGCGAAGGGGCAAAGCCGATTCGAAGAAATCAAGTTCGACTTCAATGATCCGAATGGCAAAACGAAAATCATAATCGGCTCCGATACGATCCAGGAAGGAGTGTCCCTTCAGAAAAATACGGGGGTCATGTATAACTGCAGCCTGGCATGGAATCCGACCTCGAATGAGCAGAAAAAAGGGCGTGGATGGCGCCAGGGGAACACCCAGGAGCGTTGCCACATGTTCTACCCGGTGATGGAGAACTCCATCGACACAAAGCTGTACCAGAAGCATGCCGAAAAAGTCTCCCGAATCAACGATATCTTTAAGGCAACTGGATCCCCGTTTATTGAAACCACGGACATCAATCCTGATGAGCTGAAATACGAGATCGTGACTGACCCGGAGAAAAAGGCCAGGCTGGTTGCATCGGAAGATGAGACGCAGCGCCTGGCCGCCATCAAGGATAAGACCACCGACCGGAACATTCTCCTATCGACCCTGAATCGAGCTGAAAATCTGGACCGACGCATTCGAGATGCCGAAGAGTCACTGAAGCGGTCACAGCGCTGGGCCGAAATGTACGGCAAGAACTCAACACTTGGACGATTCCACGCGGAGGATGCGAACCGTATCAAATCGAAACTCAGTCGTCTGAAACGCGACAAGGTCGAGCATGAGACTATGATGGAGCAGAAAGGTCTGACCGTGGAAAAGCTCCGTTCTCAGGCGGAGGCTCTTGAAAAAGAAATCGCTCAAATGAAGGCAGATTCATCAAAGAAAAAAGAGGAGCTTGAATCAGAACTGGTTGAGCGCTACCGACGAGAAAAAGAAGAGTACGAGAAAAGCCGTCCCAACAAGAGCATCGACCAGATGGTAGATGAACACGTTTCCAAGCTGGTTGATTCATCGCTGGGGAAGTCGGTATACAAGAGCCGAATCTACAGGTTGATTCGTGAAGGAAGAACACATGAACGCAGACATCAAGCAGCAGCTCTTTGAAGCAGTGCAGGCTGATTTCCCACACCTGGCGAGTCTGGGTCCGGACAGGGTCTACGATTCCCTGGCCTCAATTTGCATGCAGGAGGGGAAACCAGTAACAGTGGAACAAATGCTCCGTTACGCAGTGATTCTGGATAACGACCTTGAGATGGACGATCTACAGACCGGAGACTGAATCGACAGATGCCCGATAGCCGTTTTCCGGCTATAACGGGTCCATGAAGGGCATTCATATTCTTAAGGCGGCCAATCGAGCTCATCTCGTCCGCAAAGTCATTACGAATAAGAAAGGCCGTCGCCAGACCGTTTACGTAAACCCGGAGCAGGAGAAATCCAAAGCAAAAGCCCCGGGAAAGTCGGATACGGACTCCAAGAAAAGTACCGGTGACAGGGAAGCCGGATCCTCCAGCTCCGACCAGTCTGTCCGTAGCAAACAATCTCAATCCAGAAACGACGGGTCCGACAAAAGCGGAAAGGCAAAGAAGGGCACCGGCAAGAAACCCAGAGAACGCAAGTACAAAGACCAGGGCGTAAACCAGATATGGGCTCCCGCTGATGTTGAATCGGCCAAGGCCCAGGCATTCTATAATATTGTAACGAACCCGAACATTGGTGATCCTATCCCTCGACCTGGTCGGTGGAATGAAGGAATTCCAGAAGGGATGCCTTCGGAAACCTGGGAGGAACACTTCACCGGCCATCCAGATGAAGGTGGAGAGCCAAAGGAGAGCCGGGAGTTCCTGCACAACCTAATCAAGCAGCGCTTTCTTGAAGGGAAGCCGACCGTGCCGTCCGGGGAGAAACCGGTTGCTATTATGATGATGGGTGGCCCGGCATCCGGCAAGTCGACGATGGTGAAGTCCGCTGGTCTGGGTAGCATGGAAGATTTCGTTGTCGCCGATGCTGATGCAGTAAAGAACCTGATTCCGGAATATCGCGTTGGGGTGAACAACCGATTGAAAAAAGCGGCCGAAATGGCGCACGAAGAGTCCAGCTACCTGGTGAAGCAGATCAGAGAAGAAGCCATCAATGCCCGGAAGAACCTGGTTATCGATGGGACAGGTTCAAAGACAGCATCCTACGAAAAGAATATCCAGAAGCTCAGGGACCAGGGATACGAAATCAAGCTTATGATGGCTGACACCCCGATGGATGTTGCTCTGGATCGCGCCAAACAGCGAGCGAGAAAAACCGGCCGCTACGTCCCGGACGGCGTTCTGAAAGGTGCTTATGCCGGTATCCCGAGCGGGTTCCAGAAGATCGCAGAGATGGTTGATTCTGCAGCCATCTATGACACAAATGTGAAGCTGGGAGAGCCTTCACGGCTCGTCTATACAAAGACGAATGCATCTGAGACTATCCATGACTCCGAGCATTATTCAAAGTTCAGAAACAGGATCGGAAAATCCTGGCTGTTTCAGATTATCAAATCCAGGCTCTCCCGTGAACAACGCATAGCAATAGTGAAGGGAGGAGAAGATATGGAAGAGAAGGAGCAAAAACGTACCGATGCCGAGCTGCTGCAGGCTCTGGCCCGCGATGAATGGGGCTTCACCGAAGAAGAAATGAAACGGATAGAGGCCATGGAGGACGTGGCGGGCGAAGGCGAAGGTGTGGAAATGGTAGTGGATGACTGAGCCCACTACGATGGATTCATCCGCATAATTGATGGATTGGGTTACCCTGTATGTTTGGTCTTGAAAGCCTTATTGAAATACTAAAAGCGCGTGGTGCAGCCCTGGGAGAAATCCACCATTGGGCGAATGGCGATTATATGAAAACGCCGCAAGGGTGGAAGGAAGTCAAAAAAGATGTCCGGAAGCACCTGGACAAGCTCACGAAGCGGATGGCTCCCGCAGACGAGAAGGCCCGCGAGCACCGCTTCGCCATGGAAGATCTGAAGTCTCGGATCGATGGGATCAAGAGCAAACTGAGCGAACACCCCGATTCGGAATATTACAAGCATGAACTTAAAGAGGCGGAGAAGCGCCTGATATTCCATAGCGTAAAGGCCGAACAAGTTGGAAGTCGTGCCCGGCGCCGTGCCGAGGATTACTTGGATCAGGTCCGCCAGTATCTAAAGGACCATCACGAAACCCAAATAAACGCCAAATATGCTGACGCACTGAAGAAGCTTGATGAGCGCATGGCTTCACTCGAAGAAGGTGGGCACCGCTACAATCAAATAATGGAAAAGCATCGGAAGATGGTCGGCTCCGAATACGAGGATGAGGACGATGCTGAATCCGCAGCGGAGGATGAGATAGAAATCGAAAAGGAGACTATCGACGACAAGCAAACGGACCTGCACGACCTGATCTGGGAGAAAGTTGGGGACCGTCATGATCAGATCGATGAACGTTTAGACAAATTGCTGGAAGACAGTGAAGAAGATACCCGCGAAGCATTTGAAACTCGTCTCGATGACTTCGAGAACATCAAGACCCGCTACCCAACCAACATAGACCGGGATCCAGATACTCCGATGAGCAAGGTGAGGAAGAGAATCCGGAAGAATCTCGGTTTTCGCAAGCGGTTGGCCGAACGATTGAATCTGAAATCCAACCTGGGCCGAATGCTCGCGGTATTCAAGGCCGGGAACCGGCAGGGTCTGGTTAAGAAGGTCATCACCAATCAGGCAGGCCACCGGCAGACGGTCTGGGTTCGTCCGGACGAAAGCCCTGGCCCTCGCCCTCGCCCGGTAAAAAAAGAGCAAAGTGGACAAGTCCCCAAAAAGCCCGGATCAGGTTCAGAAAAGCGTCCGATGGCCCCCCAGCGTGGTGGCATACCATCCAAGAAGCCCATGGCCGCAAAACCCGCCGAAGATCATGCTGTTGTCCAGCAGCGGCATGAGGATTTTGAAAAGCGCGCCCAGGAGCAGCGAAAACGAAAAGGACCTAATGCAAGCATTGATGCCGCCGAAGCTGGCGATATAGTGCAAATCACCAACCCGAAATCCAGAGTCCGCAACCAAATAGGAAAAGTGGTTCAGAAACTGGAGGACGGATTGAAGGTCATGATGGCCAACGGAATTTTCCAGGATTTCACTTTCGATGAACTGGCCTTCGCGAAGTCCCGGCCGCTCGGGTTTCGACCAGATGGAGTGCAGATCCTCAAATCCCGCATCGAAACCTTCAACGAGGCCTGAAATCAAGAAAGCCCGACCCACGGCTACACTGCTTTCTGGATTCTTGCCTGGGCTTCGGCCAGATGGCGCCTGCGTTCCAGAAATAGCACTGTGCCTCTACCGCTGTCGATCTCCGCTTTGCGCATCTCTGCAGCAGACAGAGTTTCCCTCAGCACTTCGATCACTTCGGCCAGATACTCCGCCTCCTGGGCATCCTGCTCCGCCTGAATCTGGTCAGCAATTTTGGCCTGGTGCGCTTCTGCAATCTGGTATGCGTCCTGGCCATGCTCACGCTTCCGGAATCCCTCTTTGAAGTCTCTGTCCAGACTGTTCTGGATCAAGCGGACGGCTCGCTCCGATTCGGTCAACTTCATAGTCCGTTTCCCGGCCTCATGGATTCGCAGAAAGAGCCTCTCGATTTTCTCTCGGAAATATCTACCGGAAACCCTAACTTTCGACTTTGTACTCTCGGCTTTCATACTTTTCCACCTCACTCAGATCGTACTCAGTCCCCTCCCACTTCAGGGACTTAATCATTATGGGCAGGTTCATGGCAATATGCATCACCAGAGCAAACTCCTCACGACTCGGATTCCTTAGAATATCAATCCTTCGCCGACCGGTTATCTCGGACACTTCAAAAATCGCGGAAGCGACGGTATGGCTTGTCCCTGGATGCCTCTTGAGCCATCGTGCATCGTCATCGCTCCAAAACACACGCTTGGCGCTATAGTTTCGGAGATGAACCAAATTTCGACTGTCGCTGCTTTCTGCCATCAGATCCTCCCACAAGAATAAGATAGGCGAACCGGAAACGGTTGTCAACAGTAAATTTTACACTGTATCAACGGCGCGAATTTTTTCTGCGATTTGGACCATTGTAGAGGTTCGAAGTTTCCCCTTTGCGGAGCCTTCCCCGCGACGAAGGTTCTGGATATATGCATGAGATACACCCAGACGATCTGCCGCCTCACGGGTCGAGTATGGTTCCAGGTGAACGGTAATCCATTCTTGCAGGCGAGTCCGCAGAGACGCCAGCTTTCGCTCTGTAGCATCGACTTCTTTCAGGATCTTGTCCAGATCATCCATCGAGACAATTCTAACAATGACAGGGCACTCCGTAAACAGTCTTTTTTACAGAGCCCTTGGAGAGCTTCATTCGTGACCGATAATCAGGAAAGGCCCACAATCAGAGCGTGGCCGATCCCCGCCCCACAATTCTGACCGTTCATATTGCTCCGCCCGAGAATACGGTGAAGCTCTGGCTCCAGGGCAATTTGCCTCTGACCGGACTTCGAACACGCAACGTAGATGCGCCTGTAATCAATGGCCACCCACTGTTTGTTGAAGGGATTTCTGAGTCCGGATTCGACCGCAATTTTCCCCGAGTTGGGGTGGAGTGGACCAGAGATATTCGAGAAGACTATATAGGGCACAATTTCCGCCGTTTTAAGCCTACCGATCGTTTTCGGGCCGCCCTTCATAACTACACTTCCTCCCTTCCACGTGAATCCCGTGCAGCTCCGGAGGCTGCGGCAGAGGAACTCGGTGAAGCCGACATCGTCGAAACCTGGCTGCACATGGTTCAATCTGAAGTCATCATTGCTGGCTTCACATCCGGAGGTGCAGGGCGCCCTACTCTCCGCATACTCTATGAAACGGTCGAATCGCTGATGGCTCCGATGGCCCAGGATATCATGGAGGCATTCCCCGGAGTCAAGGTTGATATCGATGAAACCCATGAGGTGAACATTACCTCGAACCAATTCGCAAGCCCCGTCTGGGGATTCGAGATTCCGGTCAAACTCCGCCAACCGCGCAGAGTCTTCCGCAAAAAGCCAGCCCACCTCTTCCCCGATATTACCGGCTTTGATATACACATGGAAGATAGCCGCACGGTTTTCAAGACCCGAGGGCTATTCGACTTCGATGCTGGGCACAGCGTCGTTCAAGGAGAATCCAATGGCCAGTGAGCAGAAGGCGGAGCAGGCGCAGGACAAACCCAGGGAACCTGCGAAGCAAACAGCGAAGCGGCGCAAATACCCGCCCATGGAGCAATTCCTGACGGACCTTGAAAAGAAAAAAGGTCCGATCCCGGCCAAAGTAAAGGAAGTATTCCGCGCCCGTTGCGGATCCCGCAAGGACTTCGAAGCCGTATGGGCCGAACTCTGGAGAGGTAAGTAATGCCAACAAGAACAGTAGAATTTTTGGGACGCGGATTCATTGTTCCAGGATCTTACTCCGCATTCCGCGCCAAACCACAGTCCGGCGGGATCTCTCCGGACTTCAATACGCAAATACTAATCGGCGAAGCGAACAACGGCTGGAATGCTCTGGATACCAGCCTCCCCATGCTCAAACGGGTGATGGAATTCACTTCCTTTGAGGAAGCCAAGCAGGTTCTGGTTTCCGGTCCGCTCCTCGATGCCATCAAAGCTGCCTTCTCTCCTTCCAGGGATAGCAGGTTCGCCGGTGGTCCGTTGCTTATTCGAGCACTGAATCTGGCGGTCAATACCAGGGCGTCCGCAAGTCTGGATAACACTGCTGCGTCCCAATACTCCGCTAAGTATGTTACTCCCGGTCCCCGGGGCAATGAGTCTCGAATCAGGATCTCGGCTGCAGGCGACTCAGTAGAGGTCGGCGACTCCAACGGTATTCAATCCGCAACCGGCCTCGATGCCCAGGATATTACAATCACATACAGCGGAGATGCTACCACAGCAGAGCTTTCCTTTGATGGATCCAACCTTACAACAACTCTCACCGGCCAGACCGATGGGACCGAAAACCTTGATATTCCGGTCGATAGCGTTCCAACCCTGGCCGACCTGGCCGTCCGCATCAATTCGATGGCCGGTTACAATGCCGTTGTCGACAGCTCACCGGATATTCTTACCAGAAACCTGGACCATGTAAGTGGAGTCGATGCCAAGGCAGGGGCCGTGGTAAAGGCTCTCCTTTATCGCCAGGCGCAGGCATTATTCAATCTCGGAAACGTCGAATTGGAGATTACCGGAGCCAGGAAGCCCCTGGCTGACACCGTGGGATTCGTATACCTCTCGGGTGGCGCATCGACTGCAGCCCAGCCCACAGACTATACAGATGCAATCGATATGCTGGAGAAGGTTCGAGGCTTCTTCATCAACCTCTGTTCCACCAATCAAGGTGCCGGGGCTTATCTCACGGATTTCATCATCAAGTCCAACGGACCGGAAGGAGCCGATGAACGGTTCGGAGGATTCGGTGCTGACCGTACCGATGATTTCACTATCCGTTGCGACAACGCAAAGCAGATCAACAGTGAATACATGGTCTACGGCCTTTCCCCGGTAACTGTTCGAGGGGCAGACGGTATCACCACCAAAACCTATGATGGATGGCTCCTGGCAGTAATCCACAATGCAATCAAAGCATCCTCAAACATGCGGGAATCCGCCCTCTACAAGGATCTGAACATTGAAGATGCGCCCGAGATCCCTGGAACCGGGGACATCCGCAGAGCCATCCGGTCCGGGGGCCTTGTTGTGGATCGCAAACCGAACAATGGTCCTTTTAAGATCACATCTGATGTCACCACCTATCAGGCAACGAATCAGATTCTGAACAAAGCTTCAACTACCTGCACGGCGCTCGCACTGAACAAAGACCTGCGAGAATCTCTCCAGGATGCCTTTCTCGGCGAAGTGCCAACCGATCCAGATGCCTTCGGAACGACTCTCACGGATTCAGACATTCGCACTTTCATCGAGCTGAAATTCGACCAGGACTACGTCCGGAATTTCGGCTGGCTAACCCGGAACGTATATACCGGCCAGCCTGCCTGGAGACGCGACTTCCTTATCAGGCGCGACGGCAACGCAATCTACTTCGAGTTCCCGGACGGGAAGCTCGTCACGTCGCTCGATTACATTTTCAGCCTGCTCAATCTGGACGTTGTCCGGGGGAGCGCGCAATCATAAGGCCCTGTAGCCACTGGAGGAATAATAAATGCCAGCACCCAAACTTGAAAATCCAGAGGTCCTCACTGGCTGTGATGTAACCATCAAGATGAACGGATCCCCGGTCGGATTCGGGAAGAACGTCGACATCGAAGAGAACGTAAACCAGCAACCAGTGGAGGCCATCGGATACTGGAAGCCACGGGGGTTCAAATCGACCCGCTGGGATGGCACCCTGTCCATGGAGTTTCACATCCTTACTAAAAGGGGAACGGAGGGCGTAATACCGATCGACACCAGCTCCCCAACAGCCGCTTCGGCAGGCTTCTTCATGGAGTTCAACGAAAAGTCCACTGGAAAGCGCGTGGCAACTGCAATCGGGCACATTAACACCAGGGGATTCAACATCTCCAACAATGAACTGTCTGGCCAACGTTGCCAGTTCGTCCTCCGAGATATCGACTACAAGGAAGGCTATAACTAATGCATCAGAACATTCTGAACCCAAAGCGTGACTTCACAATCATCGTCCAGGGCTACACTCTGTTCGGGCTGATTCCGCTGCCCAAAGAAGAGTTGGCCATCGATCTAAATGTATCCCGAAGACTCGAAGGCCAACCGCTACAGAGCATCCCGAACCAGACTTATCAATACGTCCTGATGGCAGAAACCCTAAACGTTGCCATCCGAGAAAAACCGGACGCACTGGCCAATCTAACCGACTGGATGGACTTTCCAGACCCGGAATTCGTGACAGAGGCCTATGAGCAATACATCAAGAAGCAGTCCGAGTTCTATGCGGGGTTAAAAAAAAATAGTGGGGGAGGATCTACAGAAACACCTGTACAACCCGGACGTAATGATGGACCTGTTCATCCTCAACCGGTACAAAACTCTCCCGTCCAGCCAGGGACTGGACAACCTGTATCCGGAACAGAAGTGGTTCCTGATCGCGGCGGAGTCCCTGCTGGGGGACATGTCCAGCATAACCAATCGAGCCCAGGCTTCCCTGCGTCTCCAAATGTTAGAGTCCCTCAAGAATCCCCTGGAAATCCTGCCGAAGGGCATGGCCAGCAGTATCTCCCGGGCGGGAATTGATCCCGTCCAGGAAGGCTTGAATAAGATACAGCTGCAAAAGGAGGCCCTTCAGAAGCAGCTGAGGGGGGATGATTAGGGAGTAGAAATCTTTTCCAGATCCTTCGCGATTTCCTCTTGGCTGGAGTACTTATCTGCGCGGATTCGAACAATTATATCCGTAACAGTCGCAGGCCCTTTTCTTTCTTTGCTCTCTCCGGTATCACTCGCCTCGTCAGACGGTACACTTTCAAGGGACAAAATCTTGGCTTTCAGTCTATGCGCATCTTCCGTGTTGATGACTCTTATCTTATCAAGCTCCACTTCAAACACTTCTATAGTAGCTCGCAGGACCGAATCGTCATCCCTTGAGGCCCATTCCTCCAATTTCATCTGAACGGCCCGACTTGTTCGTTCAGATGCGGAGAAACGATCTGGAAAGAAAGTACTATAGCTTGTCTCCGCTTCAACATACCAGCCAAAGGCCTCATCGCACCTCAAAACCAACCCGCCGCTACCTGAATAATGGAAAGGGTTTTCCCTGGTTGACTTGATTCGAATTCCCGGCCTGAGTAAATCAGAGAAGGCCTTATTGGCTTGCTTCGCGACCTCTGCTGCGCGCAACTTGAGGCCCTTGCCGGATAGCTCGCGCTTCTCCTCCATGATCGGGACAAGGACCGAACAAATCCGGTCTGTAGTCACCACTTCAGGTGGCTGGGCCAGAATCGAAGATCCCGTTATACAGAGTGCCAGAACAACATTCGCTACAACTCGCATGAGTTGATTCTCTGCGGAATCCTTTGTATTTCAACCATTTTGTCATGCGCCGGGTAACTATCCCAGAAAGTCTGCCAAACCATCTCCTACATCCTTTATGGTTTCTACGAGCTTACCCATCACGGGGACCGCTTCATTTACAAACTCGAATAGAGCGGATTCAGCTTTGTGAATCCCATCCGCGATGGGCCTAAGATTGGGCTCCATTTTCTTCATAAGGTCGAGCATTTGCATCTGCGCATCATGAGAAATCTCCATCGCTTTGGCAGCGGTCGGGCTGGTTGCATAAGCCATTTCCGTCTTATTGCGCAATTCAATGGAACGCATCGAATTGACGGGAATTTTTGCACTTCCTGCAGGGCTCGCTTTGTCAAATCGAATATTGGCTCCTTCATTGACCGAGGACGTCAATCCCCAATTCCGAAAAGCAATGCCCTGAGCAAATTTGTTTCCACCAAACATTTCTTTCCGGAATTTTTCGGCGATCTTCCGATTCTGCTCATTCCCCATGCCCTGTTCAGCTTGCATATAGGCCTCCAGAGGGTCCATTCCGGATGCCATGAGCTGAGAAAGCACGAGCGACCCGAGAGGCCCACCCTTGTCAGCGCCACGAATCGATTTGTCTACTGCCTTGGCAATTTCCAGCCCTCTGCTTGCTGTGCTTCCATTGCTCGACTGAGTGGAGGACATCTGCGCGGCAAGGCCGAGGAAATTCTTCATCTCGGTCTTATCCATGGCGCCATATCCCTGATCGCGCATGCCCTTGGTATGGCCGGCAATTTCCTGGAGATACTCTCCCTGGCGCAGGTTCTGGACATTCGCGGCCTTCATGTACCTTACGAACTCCATTGTCTTCATGTCCATCCCACCATAGCGAAGCTTTCCAAGAGTACTCGCAAACTCCGATGCGCCAAGCCCTTGTGATGCAGCAAAACTAAGTGCATTAGGATCGCCACCTCTGGACGAGGAATGAGTGAGTTTGTAGCCCCTCCGCATCCCGGATTGCTTCAGGAACTCAAGATTGGCCATACCTGCTTCGGCATGATGAAATAGCCCACCCTGGTAATTGGTCAGACCTATGGCCTTCAGAGACTGCTGCTGGGACATCCGAGCATTCGAGCGCTTCTCACCCATCGCGGATATGGCTTTCACAAGTGCCCCGGCGACAGCAAAAGCTATGCCAATGTATGGAGCCGCTTTTCCCATCCCGGACATTGTCCCCCCGGGCTTTCCTCCTCCCCCGGACTCACTGCCGGAGCCACTGCCAGATCCGCTTCCGCCAAGCCCCCGGGCATTCCGAAAGACTGCGTTCTGCACATATAGCCGTTGGATGGGCTTGTTCTTCTTGGCGTTTTTCTCCCCGAACAGGCGACCGAACATTCCGCCTCCGGCGTTCGCTGCACTCTGCAGCGCATCGGGGCCGCCACCCGCGCCTTCCGATTCCGCTCCCCTGTTGTCCTTGTCTTTGTCCCGGCGGAACATGTCCCGGGTACGCTTCAGCGCATCGATCTTGTCTTTGGCAGCATTGTAGAACCCACCTCTAAGGAACTCTTCTTCGCCGGACTGTGCCTGCTGGGCGGCCTGCTGTGCATTCTGATAGACTTCCCGCTTTTTTTGCTCTTGCCGCTTCTCCTCCATGCGGCGGCGTTGCACAGCGGCATAGGATTGAGGACCTGCCTGGCCAGCGTCGACTGCCGTCTTAATGGGTTGACCGGCCTGCTTTCGGAACTTCTCGACCTGCTGCCTGGCCTGTCTATCGTCCAGGTCGAGTTTTACATTGATAGGCATACCTGATCCTATTGATGGATCAAACTTCGGTCCAGCCTTGTCCGATAGCCCTCTTCCAGGGATACTCCAGCCATGGAAACACACCGCATTATTGTGGAGACTCTGGCCCGCAGCGAATCGCAGAAAGAACGCTCTATTCTCCCGAAGATCGAGCTGGAGGCCCAGACCCAGGAACCGCAGCACCTTACCTACTGGATCAATGACCAGGATAACCTGGTAAACATCCCGATCATTCCTTCCACGCTAAACTACCTGATTATCCGAGCCACCTATACTCAGGATGATACGCAAGCTGGAATCCAGGCCGGTGACCTTGCGCCTTTCCACGTCCGGGTGGATGGCGACACCCAGGATCGGGCGCGCAAAGGCCTGTATGTTCTGACTGGAGATGTGACGAGTCTGGAAGTCGGCACCCCTGTAACCAACGGCAAAGTTGAACTCAAAGTACTGATGGGCTAACTGTAGATGCTTCGGGAGAGTCGATTCACACTTTCCGGGCTTGCTTCCCTGGTCCGATTCGGGAAAGGCGGGAAGGCTATCCGCTCCACCTCGGAAGGACTGGAGGCCCGGACCAATGACGATTCGGCGCTGGAGCGGTTCCGTGGGGCCGACCCTGCACTACCCCAGGATCTGGTCCCTCTGGGCTATGCAGACAATCGATACGCGAACAGGGTAAACCCGGCCACCGGGGCAAAGCTCATTCGGACGAACCAGGCGGGCTCTTCCATCGAAGAAACCGGTATAGCGGTCGATGATGACGGCAACGTAACGATCCCCGGCAATCTGTTTGTGGAAGGCACACAGACCCAGATCGATACCAGCACTCTCCAGGTAGAAGATAAGAACATCGAGCTGGCCAAGAACGCCACCTCTGATGCAGAGGCGGACGGCGGTGGCATTGATCTAATCGGCAACGTAAAGAAATGGATCCGGTGGATGCTGTCCAGAGATGCCTGGGTTTTCTCGGAAAACATCGACCTGGAATCTGGAAAAGAGTTTCGAATCGATGGAGTAGAACTCTTTGCTACCAGGTCCACTGACGATCTCCAGGAAGGGTCGACAAACAAGTATTTCACTGACGGCATTGCCGACACCTGGCTGAACAACCGGAGCTCCGACGATATCCCCGAAGGATCGACCAATCTATTCTTCACAGATACTAACGCAACCAACTGGTTTGCGGCGCGTACAACGGACGAACTGGCCGAAGGATCGATCAATCTCTACTTCAACAAATACCGGGTGAATGGAATCTTCCTGGTGGTGGACATGATCGGCCACGGCTTTTCGAAAAATGACATCCTGGCAAAAGACCCGGTCACGGAGGCCTTTGTACTGGCGGACTGCACGGATCCCCTGCGGACACTTCCGGCCGGAATAGTTGCGGCCATCGTTACTCCAGACCAATTCGTTCTACTGACCTATGGCTGGCTCCAGGGAGATCCGGGCGACTACTCCTTTACCGGGCGAGCCTACCTTGATGGGAGCACTCCCGGCGCCATATCCGACACGGAACCGGCGACCGAAACCAGTGTAATCCTTGGCCAAATTGATTCCAACGGTGTCTTCCTGTTCCGGCCCCGCATCGACTATGGTACGGCCAATGACTTCATAACTGAATTCGAGAACGGACTGAACTGATGACGGAATTCCAGAGAATTGCAGCACGACTCCGCGCCGAGTTCAACTCGATCCGCGCTCTATTCGGGAGTTCCAATGGTCTGGCCACCCTGGATGGCTCAGGACATCTCCCGGATGCGCAGCTTTCTCTGGCAGGCAAATCTACGGATGATCTTGCCGAAGGAAGCAATCTATACTTCACCGACGCCCGGGCTACTGACGCCGTTTCCGGAGCGCTATCGGCAAAACAGGACACCTCGGAGAAAGGCCAGCCAAACGGATATGCGTCACTGGACGGATCCGGCCAAGTGCCATCCGCCCAGCTCCCGGCGGAGACAACAGATCATGTACACCAGGATCCGGCCAGCGATCAGACATGGTATTCCGTTCCCTCGCCGGGAACATATTTGATCTTCCTGTTCGCCGAAATTGCGGCAGGGGCCTCGCACGAACTGTCCATAAACAATAGCACGACTCCCGTATTCTCAAAAAGCAATAGCACTGGTTCTGGCCCCCTGCCCTTCACATTTACAACGGTCCAGGCTATATCCGACGCCACCAACGCGCTCTATATCAATTCTGCAAATAGCAACATGATGCTGACGGCCATCAAACTGGCATAGGAAAGTGAAGCTATACGATGAATGAGCTAAAACGAATAGCAGGTCGGATACGCGATGAGTTCAATGCTCTCCGGGCTACCTTTGGCCAGGCAAACGGCGTTGCCACCCTGAATGCGTCCGGAAAACTCCCGGACTCTCAGCTTTCCCTTTCCGGAAAAACGACGGATGCCCTGGCGGAAGGATCCACCAATCGCTATTTCACGGATGCCCGTGCCCAGAATGCGCTGGCCACTTCCCTGGCTGCCAAGCAGGACATTTCAGAGAAAGGCACTGCCAATGGGTATGCTTCCCTGGACAGCTCCGGGACCGTTCCATCAGCGCAGCTCCCGGCGGCAGCCACCAACAGCCGTGTCGGGGAAATTGGAATATTCATTACATCGACGCCGCCACAGGGAGTGGTCTACTTCAACCGGGCCAGCCTATCCCGGACTTCCTATGCAGACCTATGGGCCTGGGTCCAGAATCATCCGGAATTATATGATGATACGGGAACCGACAAACAGAAGTTCGGACCCGGCGATGACAGCACCACATTCGAGTTGCCCGACTGGAAAGGTATCGGAGTCCGTGGAGCGGGTACTTCCTCCGCTTTTCAAAAGGCAAACGGCAACTACTACGATGGAGGCAATCTGCTCGACGTACTCCTCGATGGCCTGAAAGACCACAGGCACTATGTGAGTGGATACGTTTACTATGGGAACTCCACTTTCTGGATCTATTATTCAGGCACCGGCCACCCAAATGAGGCAGTAACACAGACCTACACTGCCGGGCCTGCGAGCAACAGTTCAGGCGATCCGCGGTCCACCGACGAGAACCGTGGAGTCACGGTCGCGATCCACTGGGGGATTCGTTATGAATAGAGCACTGGTTTTCGACCCCGACACAGGAGAGTTCCTTCGTTATGAAACGGCAATACCGGATCAAAAGAATCCGGGTGAGTTTCTTCTTCCACCGCATAGCGTCCTGGAATCCGGCCTATCAATACCGGAAAGCGGCCCAAACGAAACCTTAATTCTTCAGAGTGGATCCGTTCTGGCTGTCCCTGATTTCAGAGATCTGGATTATTACAATCAATCAACGGGCGCAAAAATAGAACTGGAACTGGGACAGAGCCCGGATTCTACAATGACCAGCGTGGTCCCCGGGGAATTCGAAACAGGCCCATGGATCGAAGAAGAATCCAGGTGGACCGTCGACTCCAACAAACTGGCGGAAGCAAAGTCCAACTTGATCTCGAAGCTTGAAGCTATTCGGCAATTCAAGGAATTCACTTACCGCTCCACGGTCACCGTCCACTCGATAGACTGGGATTCCGGAGAGAAATACCTTCGAAACCTTGAAAGGGCCATCTCATTGTACTCCACCCACCCGGTTTCCGCGTGGTTGGATAGTAGCAACAACCCGCACCCGGTGCCGGGCGTAGCCTACCTCGAGGCAATCCGGGATGCAGTCGACCTCGATACCTTTCAGGCCGGACAGACTCTATACAGTGTGAAATGGACAAAGCGAGATGAAGTCAACTCGCTGGGACCGGAAGGCGTGAAGAACTACGACCCGGAATCCGGATGGCCCTGGTAAGGTGCTTCAGCCCCAGTCCCCTTCCGGGGGATTGTCTTCCTGGGAAGGATCGTAGTCTTCGAAATCGAATTCCTGTTGCTCCGGGGCTTCTGGAGGCATCCCCATATCCCCCTCGCCACCACCGGCAAGATTCTGCACAAGCTGAGCTCCAGATTGACTCCAGTTTGTATCCAATACGAAGGCCCCGGCGTACTTCACCTGCTCGAAGTCTTCATCGGAAAGGTCATAGATTTTCCGGAGTGCCTCTCCCACAGTCGGCATATCCCTTCGGCTCCGCACTTCATCCATGAGCTCAATGGACTTAACCAGCTTCTCGTCCCTCTCCAGGCGCTTATCTTCATCCTCCTTCTCAACTCCATTGAAGACGAAAACCAGTGGTTCGTACCTGTCCACAGTCTCCTTTATATCGTTGCATACGTCTGCAAAATAGGATAGCATCGACTTCTTTGCCCTGGTCATTGCGGCATCTATCCGCCCATCCATAGATCCTTCAGACAGTCCCTGGCTACCCATCAAACGCAGGCCGAGCTCCGCTTGGTCCATTCCATGGGCGGCCAGGGTAAAGGTCGTGACCCATTGCATCAGCTTTTCGAATGCCATGTCGCTCAGTGTATTGAGGTTGGTGAACTTGAGATCCTGGGCCTCGGACGTAATCAAGGGGATCCGGTGATTGTTATTGTTCCCCGAGAACATGTTCTCCCATTGCACCTGGAGATCATCCAAGACTTCCTGAGGCATATTCCCAGGAAGGTAGAGAAACCCTGGAGGCGGATTATTGGAGAACCGATCCCGATTAAACTTCAGGGCATTCATTGTGGCGATGATTTCCATCACGGAAACCTCTGCAGGAGAGAGCCCCGAGTTTCGGTACCGAACATCGCTCAACTCATTCTGGTGGCGCACAATGATCTCTTCATCTGTAAAGGTTTCGACCACTGTACTATTCACGATCTGCACCCAGCGGATCCGTGGGTCATTCTTGTATCCGGACTCAATTGTGGGGTAGATAGTTGCGGGATCCAGATACTTGACTTCGACAACCTGACCCCTCCGATTCCGGACCAGATAGAAAGCCACACTGTCGATGGCTAAAGTATCCCGGATCATGAATTGGAATACTGCATGGAAACGATCCCGGTTCTGCCAGCCCTCCACCTTGTCGCCCATGAACTCAAAGAATTTCCTGGCATCCCGGATTAGCTCCTTGTCCCCATCCCCCGGGGATTTGTCCGGATCTTCCAGATCGAAATCGAACCCCTCCTTCTCTCGGAACGGCCGACCAAATTGACCAAGATCATCGATTCTGACTTTGTGGATGGCACCGACCAGAGTATTGGAATAGGATAGTTTCCGGAGGTCATTGAAAGAGGGGCGGTCAGGATTGCGGAGCCGGATTCCCTGGTTGATCAGGCTTTGCTCTTCGGATGTAAAGACCGGCTTTTTCTCTTCCTGTTCTCTCGCTTGAACGCCGTGGAACATGGACTTCGCCAGCGCGTACATCCTGGAGTCCTTGAATTCCCGGATATCCTCCCGGGCGCGCTGTGCCTGCGACTGTCGATTCCGGGCAGCCCGGAGTCTCTTCTGGAGGTTCTTTTCGTAGTTCGGGCCTCTGGGTCGACCGGGCTTTCCGTTTGCCATGGCTCGAACAGTAGCAGAATGCAGGGCATCGGAGAAGCAACGGGGGGGTTTTTACCGGGTTTTTCCAGGTTTTTTCCGGGGAAAAATATCTGAAAAATCTGACCGATTGCCCTTGGACTGCTATGGTCCGGTCATGCGCAAGACCCTACCCAATATCGCAGACATTGAGCGGAAATCATTGGAGAACCACTTCTCCCTGCCCCCGGGGGATACCCTGTTTCAGGATTCAAAGAAAGTATTCATTGTCACCGCTATCGAAGCGGGGGCCGGGTGGACACTTACTTATGACTGCATCAGCGGGAAAAGTGGAACTCGTTCCGGTAGCGGAAATCGGGAGTTTCACCACCCGGTCACCGCCGCGCATTTTACCGACACAACTGGTGTAGATAGAATTGTTGGATTCTATCTGGGCTGAAGCCGGAAATGGGTCATTCAGAAGGTTCGGAAAGCACGGCAACCTCATGGACCATAAAAAAAGGATCTGCATCCGTACTCCCGGCGATCGGGACAGGAACCATCTTAATGTGGCCGCATGCGCGAATCGGTGTATCTTCTTTCAGAGATAGCAGCTCGCTGGCAAGCTTCGATTTCTTGGCCATAGCATATTGGAAGTATTCTCCCTTTGAATCGTCCATGGTAAAGCCTATCATCTTATCCTCAATATCATAGAGTCTTACATGGGCTTGAAATACCTTAGAAAACTGGCCTTTCATACATACCTTTTCCCCGGCCCTTTGGGCCGCGAAGACCTCGAACTCCTTCGCCGTTATCAATGAAGGCTCCCCTGTTACGGACAGGATCGGGGACATGAAAACTAAAACCAGAATCATCTGTTTCATTGATCTATTCACCTCCAAAAATTTGGACTGAAGCCTATGGGCCGATAGCAAGATGTCAATTAAGTCCTGATACATGGCTAACTGGCAGGGAGAGTTCAACGATCAGTCCCAGGACTATGAGTACCGAGACCTCGGAATGCGCCTGTCACCGGGAGAGGATCCCCCTGCCCGCTGGGGCTGCCTCCTGCATCCCGACGAACTTCGCAGAGTTATTTTCGTTGGGAACAGCCTGCTCGTAACTGTAAACGGGGAACAGCTCACCAACTACCAGCTGAAGAACTGGCTGGATCATAATGTCCGGGTTCTCCAGGAAAGACTCCAGTTCGATATCTACCCACGACTCTGGAGATCCAGGCCGGTCCGCAACAGCAACCATCGGGAGATCGAGCCCTATGCCGAGTGGGACGATTTCTATATGTTCGACGGCAACCAGCATGATAAGAACTTCTTTGTGAAGCTCCGCCGCCGCCCCCTGGCAAGGCTTCACAACTGGGAAGTGAAGAGTCCTTTCACCGGAGAAACGCTGATTAATCTGACAGATTATGCTCTAATCAATTACCGCCGGGGAACCATGCGGGCCGCTCTCTTTAATACCGGATCCTATGCCGGATACAGCGGGATGCCAATTGCTCAATGGCGGTTCGGTACCGGACGGCATGCAGCCGCCCATTTCATCGATTACACAACGGGCTATGACCACGCGGATCGGGTTCCCCGAGAGCTCAAAGAGGTGCTGATCAATCGTATGACCATCGATGTAATGAGCGCCTACGGGGATGGGATCGTCGGTGGCCTGGCCAATTCCAGTGTTTCTGTCGGCTCGCTATCAGAATCCATCGGCACCACGATGTCCGCAACCAGCGCCTACTATGGTGCCAGGATTGCCGAAAAGCAGAAGTGGGAAGAAAACTGGTTCAAGACTCGCGCCCACGCCTATTCAGGAGTCGGTTTCAAAGTCCTCTGACGTTGCCCGATACACAGTTCCCTGCAATGGTGAAGCATGCCCGCAGCAGGCCTCCCATTAAACTTCGCCGGATTGCTCCCGGAAGCCTCCTGGATATTCTGGACTACCCTGATTACAGCCTTCGCAACAGGCTTCTGGAGATTATCTATATGGGGAGCCCTCCGAAAGACTGAAAAAGAAATCCTTCCAAAAGTAGAGAAGGTCAGGGCTGACCTTACAGACAAGATCACGGAGTCCGAAGACCGGACTGAAAAGCGCATCAACAACCTCGAAGAGCATAGCTCAGCGTCCGTAAAGGAACTGAACGATAAACGTGAACGCCTGGAGCGTGAACTGGAAACGCGCCTCGATAGCATGCGCGAGCACTCCCTGAACCTCCACCATTCCCTGGAAATCGACAACGCAAAACTCCGTCAGCAGATGGAGGGCCTTCAAAGCTATTCCAATCAAATCATGGGCCGCATCGATGAAGTCGAGCGCCGCATGGAAGATCGGGTTGGTCGTTCTGAAAAGGCCATACTCCAGAAACTGGAAGATGACCAGAAGCATTTCCACGACGGCCTATCGGAGCTAAAGAAAGAGATCAGATCCTGGAGGAACCAATGAGCATCGGAATGAAACTACTGGCAGACCTGGTCGCAAGCCGGTTTGGCCCCTATATCATCATCTTCGCACTACTTCTTCTCATTGTGGGCGGCTGGCGCGGATACGCCTGCGCGTCTCAAGCAATCAATTCTCCGGAGGAACCAAATGAAGTTCAGGATGCTATCATCCCTGCTCCTGGCGACTATGATCGTCTTAAACTGCCAGAGCAGTGAAAATCAAATTCGGGAAACCAGGGACTCCGTATGCTCGGACATCCAGATCCCCGATGCAGCCAGAGTTCGGCCAGGTCAACGGCTGGAGAACTCCCATTACAATGCCCTTGTAGATCACTGCGCCGATCTGGCCCGGTGCCTCCGGTACGAGCAATGCGTAAGGAAGATCACTGAATGGGAGCGCGACTGCCAGACCGAAAGAGTCCGCGCCCTGGAAGACCAATGGCTCCCCGGAGCCTTTACCCCCCGCTTTAAGTGCGGGATCCCAAAGCCGCTTTGCGGACTGGAGGAAGACTGATGGTAGAACAAACCCTGATACAACAAATTCTGAACCTGATCGACCTGAAAGCGGTGATTGGAATAGTCCTGATCTGCTACTGGCTTTTTGACCACTCACCGAAGATCATCCGGAAGAACTTCCGTTATCCCGGGGCGAAGACCTACGGTACCATGATTGTAGCGGTCATTGTGTCCGTGGCTTCCTACTGGATCGATCCTTCCCGCCCGGAGGCCAATGTTATGGCCTACTTCCTGGCTACGAGCTTCTACGAAGCCATCATCAAGCGAATCAAAGCCAATTTCCAGGGACCAGAAGTATGAGCCAGTCGGTACTGAGCAGAGCGGCAGAGGTCGCCGTGGAGACAATCACGGAAACGCTCCACAAGCAATGGAAAGAATCCATCGTGGAGATGCCCTGGGATGAGCGGGCCTACTACCAGGAACAATATCCTAAGGACCAGCTATTCCTCCATCACACGGATGGTCGAACTTCGGCCGCCGCCAGTGCCCGCTACCTGGAAGGATCCTCTATCAAGACCCGGGTAAGCGGGGATAGCCGGGGGCAGCACTATTCCGTCGGGGTACCATGGTGGGTGGACCGGGATGGCACGACAATCAGGACATTCGATGACCGATGCTGGGCACACCACAACGGCACGGGGCGCAGAGGAGCCCGAAGGTCCATTGCCATCGAGCTGGAGAATCTGGGCTTCATCAATGAGCGCGGAGGTAACTTCTACAATCGATACGGGGAAGAGATCGCAGAGGAACAGTATCCCATCCATGAGCATCCAGAACCCTGGAGAGGAAGCCGCTTCTATGAAGCCTACACGGATGCCCAGGTGGACAGCCTGATTCTCTTGATAGATGATATCTTGCGGCGGCATCCAGGGATCCCCCGAAGAATCCCGCAGAACTTCTTTCCGGAAGTTCCCCTCACCCGCACCCAGCTCGCCCGCTTCAAGGGGATTCTGGCTCACACATTCACGGTCGGATACATTCCGAAACGCTACGCCAAATATGATGTGAGCATTGCCCTTCGGCCGCATATGGATCGAATATGCAGGGCACTGAAGCTGCAACGAGTGAGGATCTAAACAATACCCCACATCCGTTTAGCCTTGCACCACCCTGAGGCGATCCGATCCCGAGAAACGGATTGACATTTTCCGCCCTGGACAATATAATAGTGGTGAACCACTGAAAGCGCGAATGCGCTGTAGGTGGTGTTTCTTTATTTGGGGTAGACTACAATTCCAAACCGATCCGTTTTCGATGCCTTTAGGTTCAATACCGGCTCGAGCCTCCTCAACCACCGATCCAATCGTGCAGAGTTGACCAAAGGAGGGATTCTTCCAGCCAAATTACCAACTCCCAATTGCAAAAGCTTATGCATATAAACAATGTAGGCCGCGCAATCGCACGCTTGTAGAAAGTAGCTTTCCCCGGAGTCCTTCGGCAGGGGATCTTCGAGGAGCCTTGTAATCTTTCTGTTGACTGCTCCACCGAAATGCGACGGCACGAAATTTACTCTCTGAATCCGGCGGCTCGTTGACCTCATTTTTCCGACTCGACCTTCATCGGTTATGACCAAGAACTTCGCCGTTGGGTCCCTATTGCTGAGGTCATTTTCCATCCTCTGAATTGAATAGCTGAGTGCGCTGTCTAAGACACCATAATCGCCCCTCTGGATAGCGTGCTTGTTTATCACCACGTTCACTATCCGTACGTCCAATCGGGATATTTCATTAACAAAAGCTTCAATAATGGCGACGCGCTGGCGGCCCGATAGACTCAGGCTCCTGTAATCCCCCTTATTAAGGAGAAGCTCTTTCGTGTGAATCTCCCATTTCAAGGGAAACTTGTATTTTTTCGTCAGCCTTTGCCGGAAACTGCGCAGTCGCTCATATTCTTGCTGCCACATGGCCATATGCACCATGATTCCGGATAGGACGAACAATGGAGATGAAAATTGCGGATAGCCATCGTCACCCGACTCATCGTAGTATACAAGATACATGGAACCAATTCGACTTCCTGGGCAACGGAATGCAAATAGAATGCAAAAGAACGGCCACCGAACGGCGACACAATTACAGTGTTAGCTGCTTCGCAGTTTACGAATGATTCGATCCAACTCTTCCACAGCTACCTGGCGATCCGCCTTTGAAAGCTTTTCCAGCTCTTTCTCGAACTTGGACAATGTACTGAATGCGCTCTGACTCTTTTTCCGGTCCTGGGCCAGAACCTTCTTTGCCGCCTGGATATCCTTCCGCTCCACCCTGCCCTTTGCCAGTTTTGCTGCTTCATCGTAGAGGTTCTTATAGCGCTGAAGCATCCTGGGCTGAATCCCGGTCTTTTCTACGAGTTCATCGAGGTGATAGTTCTGACCCCGCTTTCGGCTGAAGTAATCGGGGTATGTGTCGGCCAGCAGGAGCACTTTGCCTTCCACATCATTCTTCTTTGCGGTGATGTTGTCGCCACCCAGGGCCAGCAGCTCTTCCTCCTTTGAGAGCTTTCTGGTAACGTAACGGACCGGGACTTTTTCATCTCCGCGCTCTATAGCGATTTCTTTCCGAACGTGGCCACCGAGAATCTTGCCCCCGGCCTGCCAGTTATTTGGATCGTCTGGGAGAAAAATGATCGGCTCCAGGATCCCGGACAGATCGATGGAGGCCTTTACCTCGGCTTTTTTCTTGGGATCGTTGGAGAAGTACCGGTAGTTGTCTTCATGATCCCGGAGCAGATTAGGAGAGAGCTCCCGGACCGGAGACAGAAATTTCTCCTCGATAGAAAACGACATTGTGTCGTTTTCCTGGAGCCCCCGGCGCTTTAGTCCGCCCGAGATATTGCCTCTGAGAGTCTTCTTGCTCACGACAACTCCTTACTCAGCCTGTGAAACTGCTCTTCCGAATCGGATCCAGAGGGCAGGGGACGGCCCCGACCCAGGGCTGTTTTCACCACCCCTTTACGGAGAATCGATGCCCTTGAGAACTCCACTTCCCCGTCCATATCCTGGCGCAGTTTTTCATCCTCAGACCCTGAGACGATAGAAGGCACCACAAGCAGCCTCTGGGATCCCCCGCTCTTCCGGGCTTTCGCCACCTCATCAATAAGCATCCCAACTCCCTGGACCGCCCATCGATCATAGGTCATTGGAGAGAGGACAATATCTGCCATGTTGATTGCCTGGCGGAATTCATAGGATAGCCCTGGAGGAGAATCCACAATCGCATAATCGTATTCCAGGCACCGCACTTCTTTAGCAATCCGCAGCATTGCTCCCGGGTCCCCTGCCATTTCAATCCCGGCCCGATGCAGATGCAGGGTAGATGGGATACAGTCGATCCCGAAACCTGTCTCCCAGATAAGCTCGCGTGGGTCCGCAGCCTCCGTCAATAGCTGCAGAGCTCCCCGCCGGTCGAGCTGGTCAATATCCGTATCCCGCAGAAGGAAATCGGTGGCGCTGGCCTGGGGATCCAGATCCAGGAAAACGACATTGTGTCGTTTTCTCAATTCGAGTGCCAGGTGGATACTGATGGCCGTCTTTCCCACGCCGCCTTTCAGGGATGACAGAATAATGATTTTCACAGGCGGAACGTCCTCGACGCAAACTCACCGGTCAATTCATTCTACACGGAAAGATGGATAGCGAAAGAAAAAGAGAGGTTACTCAGCAACCTCGACGAATTGCCAGACCATACGCTTATCATGGCTCACCAATGGCTCTTACCTGACCACTGGACCGGGCATAACTAACTGCCTGGAGCCAGGCACCCATGAATTGCCTTCGAGGTCCTCTGACTTCGACTACCTGGGACCAGGCAGTTTTTTTCTTGACCGCCATGTACTTAGCCAGTACACGTTTACCCAGAGCAACGCTAACCTGTGTTGCCCGGGTTACCAGGCGGGGCAGGGGGGTCAGAGCCCCTCTCCGCATTCCCTTCCTCTCCCCAATACGCCCGCCCCGATTTTATGTCGCATTTAAACTTGACGGACTATTATGTCTCATTAGGGTGCGTACTGGCTACACCTCTCTGACCCGCTTTGCGGATGGTTTAGCCACCCGGGCACGAAGCCCTCAACATTGATTATCCGGACCCTGCGATAACAGGGGAGGGGGAAGGTATGCTTGCACGACAGAAGATAGTCGGGCCGGGGCAGCTTGTGCCCGCAGAGCCTGGCCAAAAGCCACAAAAGAAACCGCGAGGGAAGAAAGGCCCCCGAATGAGCCTGCTTCGCCGAATTGAAAGACTTAGCCATCATAACGTTCAGCGATTCTCTGGATGGTGTTTTGCGGGAAACGATACCCTGGCAGCGGACTATGACGTAGAACCCAGGACTATTCGCCGCTGGTTCCGCCAACTCGAAAATGAGAAGCTCATTGAGACAAAAATCGTTGGCAACATCCGCCTGAGCCGGGCGACAAAGCGTGGCCTCGGAGCCCTGGCAGACGAGGGAGAGGCGGACAAATTGACCCCGGACGCCCCCAAGAAGTCCGCTCAGTTGTCCGGAGAGACGGACATTGAGTCCGTGTCCGGCGGACAGGCAGGCCCTGGAGGCGGACATTCGGTCCCCGTACATAGTACCGATCTCTGTACCGAGTACGTACTGGCAACGCTCCAGAAAAAGCTCAGCCCCAGCTCCTATCGGAAGGCTTCCGAGGCCTATGTCGCCGCCTCTGATGGAAAAGTGATCTTTCTGCATCTCCCAAATTACCTTGAAGAGATCCTCCGGTCATTTTTCGATGCTGAATTTATTTAGGGCGGATGCAGGCGACTATCTTCCGACGAATGCACCAAGCCCAGCAGATACCAAGGTGAAGAGGCTAAACCCGCCGATGAAAGCAATTACGGACGGTTGGCTATCCACGTGAACATCATGGGCCTCCTGAAGCATGTCTTCGATGGCGCCCACGGCCAGTAGGCCGGATACGACTGCCAGGCCGCCCGCCTTTATTTGCCCCGGGGCACCGCGAAGAAGAAAGTATGCAGCCACAGCGGCCCCAACAACGTAGACGAAGAATAAAACGGAAAGAGATATTCGGCGAGCCCTGGCAATACCTTTACTGCGGAAGTTTGCAGCCGCTGCGTACCCTTCCGGCACGTCTGCGAGCACCTGGCCGGCAGATAGAACTAGGGCCCACTTCAAAGAAACGGAGGCACCCGTGCCCGTCATCAGCCCGTCGCTCATAAGGTCGATGGCTACGGCGGCATAAATCATCCACATGCGTCTGTTCCCTGCACCATCACTTGTGCCTTGTAGGCGTTTGACTATGGAATCCAGTGCTATGTAGCTTAAGCCACCTATGGCAAAGGCAAGCGCAACCCACCAGCCCGCGATTTGCTCAAGAGCACCTGGTATGAGTTCCACGGCTACGATTGCGATAACGATACCCGACGCCGCGTGAAGAGCCCAATTCAGAGACCGAGCTGAGGGAGCCCTTGCTTCTGCGGCGAGGGCTCCGAGAAAGTTGCCGGCACCGGGCAACAAGGATAGCAGGATTACAGTAAAGATATCTTCCATGGATACTCTTGGTAAATACAAATGAGTCTGAATAGTGGTGACAACCATTATAAAGATAGAAGCGACCGAGTCATATCTATAAAAAGTCGAATCTCCTAAATACTAAAATCTATCTTCAAAATGCGCCCGTCTGCAATCCGAAAATTACCGTTTTCGCCTCGAAACGAAGGCGATATGTTAGTTCTGCCTGTCGGGTGCAGGCGCTCGGCACGGTTCTAAGCCTTAATTCGATCCGGGGACTCCACATTCAACGGTTTACAAAATAATGTTGACAGCCCCTGGCAAAACGTTGCGATTGATATGTGCGCGGACTAACCCACAGGACAGCAGTGCTTTTATTGCTTGTATTTCTGGGAATAGTAATTGGGCCTCCGATCTTCTGTCATCAAGGATGGAGCGGCTCCGAACTGCAGGCAACAACTTTGGCTGCTGGCTCTTTTGCCACCGAGGCATCCAGATCTGAAACACAGCAGCACTGGCATACAGCATTCCCGCACTGTCGGTCCGAATGCGGGCCTCCTGAATCAACATTGAGCCATTTCGCAGAAGGGGGCTCCTTGTTTTTCGCGCCTTTTCCGGACTTTTTGTCCTGCCCGGCGGTGCCAGAAATCTTGCTTCCTTCGAGTCGATACTACATGGTGTCGCATTCGGATGATCGCCAGGTGGCCATCATCCGTGATATAGCTCTTCCTTTGTCCAACGCCCCCCCCCCCCCC